TCTTGCCCGCCAGTGCAGCACGCCGGGCGGCCAGCTCTTCGGCCGTCTGCCGGGGCGTGACGGCACAGGTGTAGTAGTAGCCGCCCACCGGGATGCCCCGCGCCGTGCACGCGGCATAGTTGCGCTCGAAGGCCGGGTCAACGTAGGGCTTGCCGCCCTTGCTGCCCAGCACCCGCAGCATCACGCCGTCGATTTTTCCGCTGCGCTTCACCGCGTCCCAGTCGATGCGGCCCTGCCAGCGGGAGACATCTAGGATGGTCTTATCAGCCATTTTCCTGCGCCTCCTTGTCCAACTCGGCCTGTACGCGGGCCCGCCAGCGGGTCGGAACGTCGTCAATGGTGAAGGTGCCGTCAAACTGGTGGAGCTTGATCTGCGTCACGTAAAATAGTACCATGTCATACCTCCTGTGCAGCCAGCTCAATGAGCCCGGCTTCCAATGCTGCCAGCCGCTCCTCTGTGGTGGGCAGGGTGCTTGCCGGTTCCGGCTCCGGCACCGTTTCGCCCTCTGCCACCTCGTAACAGTCGGCCTTATCCTCAATGCCCCACAGCGTGTCGCCCACCGCACAGGCGGCGTTGTGGGCGTTCACCGCCTCAGCCATGGCGGCGTAAGCGGTGCACTGCTCCTGTGTCTCCACGGGCTTGGCGATGGTGTAGCCCAAAGAAATTTCTTCCATATGTCTTCCTCCTTACTTCCAACGGCCGATGGCAATCCATTGCGCAATAGGAGACATCTGGTCAAAAGAACTATTTTTGAAATAGATATCACAGCTTGTGGTTAGTCTGCTTGTAGTGTGCAGCACAAGTTTTGAGTAATTATCGTTTTTACTGTTTCCAGCAATCGTTAAGGATAGCTCCGGGGAAGGTCCTGACACAAATGCAACCGGATAGGTTATCGTGGTGGTTACAGTTGAATTTGCTTTGACAGCAATTTGTCCGGTTTCACCCCAGCAAATCTGCGTGCCATCCCCAAAGCGGACGTAGCCAACGCCGGAGGCGACGATGGCTGTTAATCCGATGCTGGCATCGTTCCTGCAATCAATGCACGTCCTGCCGTCTTCATCGACAGTTTGAACAAGAATGTTTGCCGAACCCGGATGGTCAGAAAGCCGAAGCTCATAGCCGTTTAATTTGTTGGAATTGTCTGCGGTGTCGTGCAGACCAAGTTTCCCCGCCAGCAGCTCATCCACAGCGGCTTTGCTGTAGAAGATTACGTTGCCGTCCTCGTCGAGGATGACATTCTTGTCCGCTTTTTTGGCCAGCGCATCACCGGTGGCCTTTGCATCCGCCGGTGCGTTCTCGATGCTCAGGGTCTTATCCGTCCCCGCCTTGGCCCCGGCCTCGTCAGCCGCCTTCTTGGCGGCCTCCTCATGTTTGGCCGCGTTGCTCTCCGACGTCGCCGCAGCCGTTTTGGACATTTCCGCCGCGCTGGCCGAACCGGCTGCTTCCGTGGCACTTCCCGCCGCAGCTTCTCGTGCCGCTTCCGCTTGTTGCCTCGCAATGTCTGCACCTGCAACATTCGAAAGGGTGTTCAGCGTTTCAGCATTCATCGGAGTGCCTTCAACCTCAGGCTCGTCGTTGCGAACCAGTGTGACAACTTCCGATGTGCCGTCAGACTTTTTCATTGTCCATCGGCCCGGATACTTTGCCTTGCGGTCAACAAATACCATAGTAAGGTTCACCTCCGCATATTGGCTCTGAGCAGTAAAGCAAGTGGTCGTTTGCGATTCGCTCTACCTCGGCCAGAATTGTTTCAATCAGGTTCATGGTCTGATATGTCAGGTTGTTCATGCTTGACGGCGTGTCGGACAATCCACCGGGGCCGCTGCATTTGGCTCGGATGTTGGAAATGTTCACAAGCCAGCGAGAAGCGTCCGAGACAGTCAAGTATCCATTTGCATCCCAATCGGTTTTTACCGAAACAGATGCGTTCAAAATGTCTGCAATCTCTTGAATTCCACCTTCAATGCGGTTGTAGTCCGTGTAGCTCAGAGCGCCTTTCATGCCAGCCAGCCATTCTGTTCGCTCTTCTTCAGTCCATGTATTCAGTCGGCCTTTTCCGGTCAGCTCAGCAGCGCGACGGACGTCTTCATTCGTTCTGTCGGTAATCCATGTTGACATATCTTCACCTCAAATCATCAGATTCCCGTTTGCATCCACTTCCAGATTTGCAGGAAGGGTAAACGCAGGACGAGCAAATACATTTCCGTTGTTTGCCCAAACGCTTGCACTGGAACCTCGATAAGAGCAACATACAACGCCATGTTCTGCTCGCGTAGCATCGTCTCCGCTCAAACCGTCCACAGACCCATCAGTCAAGCGGCTTCTAGTCCAACAATAGGACGTTTCGCTATTGAGAATCTGCTTAGCGGTCGGGAGCGCACCGCTGCTATTGTCAGGGTAGGCGGCATAACCTCTGCCGACGATTCCAAGTTCTTTTGCGGTCAGCAGGAAAACGCTTGCAGAAACTTGCGAAGTGAGCCACGATTTCTTTTGTAAAACGGTTTGACCCATTTGATTTTTCACAGAAGCGCTGAACAGGTTTTTGTAATCCCCATTTAACCAGTTTGTGATTTCAGCAGGGCCGTCATTATAAGAAGGAACCACGAAATACTTATCCTCATTATATCCTTCTCCGTAATGGTGGTTGTTCCAGAAATCGTTATATCTGCCCCAATAATAAAACCAACGATTCTCCCCGAAATCGGTGTCATACAGCCAATATTTCTGATTGGGGTTTGCATCAACCTTGTTGAAACGCAGCTTTCTGAACCCATATCTGCGGACGAACAAGGTTCGGCCAGCACCATTATGATCGGAAAGATAATTATGCTGCGCAAGGATGAAATCGACCGCTGCGCCATTCTCCACAATTTTAACAATCGTACCATCAGGCAGATTGGAAAGCGCAGAAGATTGGGTGGAAATGTTCAGGCTTGCAGATTCTCCAAATGTGCTTGCAGTAACCGTTGCGCTGCCTTTGGAATTCCACCAGATACGACAAGTAGAAACGCCACCGCTGTTGCTGAGAACTTGCAGACGAACAGCGCCGCTACTCGTGCTCCAATTGATGCTCGGAGCACTCGAAACAGTCGGGTGGAAGGTTGCGGTAACGTCGGTGTACTGACTCCAAGAAAGGTTTGCCGAACTCTGGCTAAGCGTAATATAAGGTGCTTCTGCAGTAACATGACAAGATGCAGAAGAATTGCCCGCGCTTGCCGTAACAGTGGCGGTTCCTTTATGAGCATACGAAACACGGCAAGTGGAAACGCCGTCAATGTTGGTCAAAACGTCCAAGTGCACAATGTTAGCAGGGGACGCGCTCCAACCGATTGCGGGAGAATCCATAGATGCAGGAGCCAGCCGCGCGGTTAAAATACGAGAATCGGCATATTGAAGAGAAAACAAGCTTTGGTCAAGAGATACCGAAGCGATGTCAGAAAGCATATAGCCTTCCAGCGTTCCCTTAAAACAGCCGTTGAAAGTGTACTTTGCATTCGTGACAAACATTTCCGACGCATAGCCAAAACTGTGATTGAGCTTTACATGGTCAAGCGCGTCAATATGAGGACTGGCGCGATATTCCAAACTCGCTTTCTTTCGCGTGGAGAGGATGGAGTAGGCTTCCGTCATGGAATTCTTGCCCTTTTCCAAAATGGAATCGTTCAGCAAAGGATTGCTGATAGACTGCGTAACACCGTCAACGTTAGAATTGCTCGGATAAAGGCGCGTTGTATTGTTAACACTGCAAGAGACGTCTTTCAATCGAGGCGAAAAAGTGATTTCGGGCCATCGATAATTGTTCATCGGGTCGATTTCATAGACCTCAGAAGAAGAACCCGCAAAAAACGTAGGTCGTTCGATTCGAATTTCGCCCTCACGAGTTTGGTACAAGACCATACCTGCTGCATTTGCAGCCGTCTGCAAAATATCCGAGTTTTTGTAGGAAGAGTTATTCTCTTTGCTGATATCTACGGTGTAATCCTTCAGCTCATCGGAAATAGAATAAGATGCGGTATTTTCAGGGAGCCGAGAAAGAGCATCGATGCAAATATCGTACAATGTTCCGCTTTTTCTGCCAATATATGCAGAGTCCATCAGGAATCCGAGAGCATCGCGAGCGACAAAGGAAGCTTCAATGCCGTTTGCCGGAACACTCCATTCAGACATAAAGAATTTGCCACCGTTAATCCACTCGGTCGTTCCATCAATATCCATTCCGTAGCTGACTGTGACAAGCTGACGCTCATAAAGGTATCGATACATACCTTGTGGGTTCAGAGGATTCCACGTTTGTTGGCTATTATCAAGAGAAAAAGAAATGCTATCTTTGGAAAGCTGACCGGATATTGGGTCACGATTTGACTCATGAGTGTAAGAGATCAAGTTGTTTTTTGTATAAGCCAACCTGAAACCGACCATGAACCATTCAATTCTTGCCCTACGGTCAGGCAAACACCAAGACAAAACCTCAAGAGTGATTTTATCGTAGCCGGAGATTTCCCAATCGACTTCGGCTCTAAAACTGTTATTATCGTTGACAGTAATCGTGCTTACTTGCGTGTCTCCAGAATATGCCGTGAGCTTAAAGCTTTTGGCGTATTCGTTCAACGTCTCAGACCACAAAATCGTAATGCCGGGAATAGGTCTCGTATGAAGTCTGCTGAAAGTAAACGTCAGCTTCGGATGGTTCGATTCAGAAACAATATCGCGGCTGACATATCCGGCATCATTGGCAGAAGAACCGGGCGCTGGCGAAAGCAAAAATGTTCCGTCAAGCAAATGAAGATTTGGCTCTCCGGTTGCGTACTTTGCAATCGAACGTTTATCGTTTTCGGATGTAATGCCGGAAACATTGCTGAACAACGTTTGACTGTCGGCGCTTGCAGAAGCGTCTTTTTGGACGCCGGGTTCTGTACTATCATAAAAAATCTTGATAAACGTCTCAGGAACAAGCGTTTCGCTGAACTTGTTCAGCCATTTTTGAGAAGGATGTTCCATCTTAGACCTCCACAAGCGCCAATTTGCATCCAGCCCAGCCCATTACGTTTCCGCTGTTTTGGCTTCGCCTCCACATACCGGATGTGCGGTCGGACACATACATCTGCCGGGTTTCATAAGTGTTTGTTGCTTGGTTCAAGAATCGAACTGAGCAATAAAAGTTTCTTGTGAACAAACTAAGGACGGTTGCCCACTGGGCAGCGGTCAGGTAGTTCCACGACAGCGATACTTTTGCAACATCGTGTCGTACGACGGCCCCGACCACTTTTCCTTGAGTATTTCGTCCAGAATCCACAATAGTACTTGTGGTAGCTTCATAAGAGGATGGTTCAGGCAATGCCGTACCGTTCACTGTGACCAGTGCTGGAATATTTGCCATAGAACTGTCGCCTCCTTAGTAGCTGTATGCTTCCGTTCCCATCAGGGACATTCCGCGATCACTCTGACGTTTTTCGACCGCAGAAGTGATTTCCTTTCCGTCGAGATAAACCCGAACGGTAAAGTTTCCGTTGTCCGTGTCGCCGAACCCTGATTCCTGCAACGCAGAAACGAAGCCTTCCTTTACCGCGTCACGCAGTTCAGACGGGGTAAGCTCTGCCGACCGGGTATAACTGCTAGAAGAATACCAACCGGAGCCAGACGCCTGTTCGTATTCGCTGGTTCCCGGAACGCTGGAATAATCCAAGTTTCCAGAAGCGAGAGAATCAACGGAAGAGCTGTTTTCACGAGCGGCGGCAATCTTGTCCGCATACTCGAACAGCGGGTTCTTGATATAATCAATCTGACCGCCCCAGAGCTGTGCAACAAGGTTGTATGCGCCAATCATAATATTGACGCCGTTGATGAAGCCCTGCACAAATGTTCCGAGCAGACGCACGATGCCTTCAAAAATATAGGACATGAAATCCTTCAAACCGCCCCACACGGAAGAAATGCCGCCCGCAACATCGCTATTCGTTCCGGCTAGATTAAGCAAAGCACCAGCCAGCATTGCAATCAGCGAAACAACAAACAGAATCGGGTTTGCGTCCATTGCGATATTTAATCCGGTCTGCGCCGTCGTAGCCGCAACGGTCGAAGGAACCAGTTGACCGATAAAGCTAGAAGCCATACCGGCAATGTTGTTCCAAACGCCACTCAGGTTGCTTGTCAGCCAAGTAAGGCTGTTTTCTGCAATAGACTTGATTTGTGTGCGCTGCTCATCATCCATCGCATGATAGAAATAGGAAGCCGCCCACTTACCAAGAGACTGCAAATCGCCCTTCTCGATGGCAGTACCGAGAGTCTTCATACTGCCCAGAAAATCGTTCTGCAAGCTGGAATCAATCTGCTGCCACTGGGTATCCAGACCGTTCAAGAACCCGGTAACGTAGTTGGTAGCCTGAGTAGAGCCAGCGTTAATCAGCTCGTTGCCTTTCTCCTGCACAGCGTCTACAACGCCCTGCATAGCAGTGGCGACGTAGAGGATAGCAGAAGTGATACCGTTTGCAAGGCCTTGGTCGATGTAACCGCCAATCTCCGCAAACACAGTAGAAGGGGAATGGATGCCAAGTGCATCTTTGAAGCCGTTGATAAATCCATCTGTGAATCCCTTGATTCCGTTTGTGACGGTACTCCAAGCGTCTTTTAGGCCATTGATAAGACCGTCCCAAATAAACTTGCCAAGTTTTCTTAATTCGTCAGGAAGCTTTTTGAACTCACCGACAATAGACGAAACGATTTTTGGAACTTCAACAACAATGAAAGCCACCATTTTCTCTCGCCATTCAGAAATAGTGTCAACAGTCTTTAGGATTGCAGTCAAAATATTTCCCGGCAGTTCTTCAAAAAACTTAACAACAGACGAAACGATTTTTGGAACTTCGGTTGTTACAGTAGTAACCATGTTTCCAACCCACTCCCCGATTTTGCCGACAGCAAAGCCAAGAGCGTAGCCAATTTTTTCAGGAAGAGAGCTGAACCACTCGCCAATGCTGTTTATGATATTCCCAACCTTTCCGGGAAGAGAAGTCATAAAATCAATGGCCGCATTCCACTTGGTAACGATAATTTGCTTGATGGCTTCAATGCGCTGCTCAAAAACATTTTCGACATAATGCATTTTAATGTCGGCTTCTGCGGCAGCATCTGTTTTTTCGCCACTCTCTTTAGTGCCCCATTTGATGCCAGCCCAGTGAAGAACAAGGCCAATACCGACACCGGCAGCGGCAACGGCTCCAGCAACAGGAAGGCTTGCGCCAACAAGCAATGCAACGCCAGCACCAGCAACGCCGCCAAAAATTCCCATCAAAGCAGCAATGATGGTATCAAGAACCGGAAATTCTTTCAGCTTTTCGCCAAGAGAGAATGTAATTCCAGCAAAGGTAATAAGACCTGCAAGACCGATAGAAAGCGTTGCGGCTGTACCAGCAGCTACTCCGAGATTGGTAAGTAGTGTGATACCAGTAATAGAGCCGAATGCTGTTGTTAAAGCAGCCTGAATCCATGTGCTTGCATCGCCAAGATTGGCTTCGCCGGTACCAAGCGCATAAGTAAGACCTGCAAGACTTGCCACAAAAGCGATACCCATGCCAAGAGTAATGCCATCCGCACCCATTGTGCGCCAAAGAACAAAAGAGCCAAATGCGGCGGATACCACTTCGCCTAAAAGCTCAAGAGGGTTCCCGCTAGATGCGTAACCTTTTGCAAAGTTGAATACTAAAGATGCTTCGACAACAACTGTTGCAATTGAAAGAGCCAACTTTTGCAAATCTGTCATTTTAGAAATTGCTGTTGCAATGTCCGTCAGGAAATTGGTAATTTTCCACAATGCGAGTGCAGCAGAAACAGCACCGATAAACGGCAGCATATCTTTGATTTTCTGCTTGCTAGCGTCAATCTGCTTTGCAAGCTCTTCGTTGTACTGCTTGAACATATCGTAGCCGGACAAGTCTACATCGCCCAAGATGTTGCCAGCAGATGCACCGCCGCCAGAGCCGGAGCTTCCCTGCGTTGGGTCGATGATGTTCAGTTCATCAAAACCCATCGTGTAGTCCTTGAGGGCTTTGGCGGCTTTCTTGGTGGAGTCTGCCGTGTCATCCATTGCGTCACCGATGCCACCAACGCTGTCAGCACTCTTGGTGAAATCAGTGAACACGACCTTCACACCCATCAGCTTTGCAACCCATTCAACAAACTCTCGAATGAGCTGAACAGCAGCAATCAGCGGGGGAAGAATGGATTTCATGGCAGGGTAGAGCAGAGAGCCAACAGACTTCGCCAGCATATCCAGCTGAGCTTTCAGAATCTTAATCTGGTTCGCAGGGCTTTGGATGGTCTGTGCAAGGTTGCCCTGCACATTGGCAGTCTGCTTCATAATGGCAATGTAGCGCAGAACCGCCTTATCTGCCTGAGACAAGCTGGAAACCTGCTTGTTAAAGCCCAAGGCTAGAAGCTCCTGCTGCAACCGTGCCTGAGACAGATCAATGCCCAAACGGCGAATAGGCTCAATCTCACCAGAGATTGCGGAGGACATTGCGGTAAAGGTTTCTGCAACGTCCTTGTTCCAATAGGAACCTTCGTCATAAGCAAGCTGAGTCAGGTTCTTAGACAGAACGTATGCCTTGTCGCTGGTCAGACCAAACGAAGTACCCAAGCTCTGAATGGTAGCCATGTAAGTCATCGCTTTGGTCGGGTCAACGCCAAGCAACCCCTGCATCTTGCTAATGAGCGTATCGGCTTCACCGCTCAAATTGCCCATAGCATTATGGAACAGGTCTGTTGCTTCATAGAAGTCGTTAAACTTCGCAACAGCGTTGCCAAGATACTCAGCAATGGCTTTCAGCGAGACCAGCTTTGCCATGTTCCGCATAAAGCCGTTCATCTGATTGGACAGGCTAAGATAGCTCTTGCGCTGCTTTTCATTGGCAGCAGTCACACGGTTCGCCTGTGTGACCACCTTGCTCAATTGCGGAGGGAGCTTTGCAAAAGCGTTACCCACCTTGTCAAGCTGAGATGCAAGGGGAGCAAGGACGGCAGAAATCTTCTGACAAGAGCTTGCAAAAGAATCAAGGTCAGTCGCTTTCAGCTTGTCGGTCAGGTCAGGGACCTTCCCGATTGCATTGAAAGCACTGCCAAGAGCTTTGAGGTTCGATGCGTCCAGAATGGACAGCGGAGCCAAAGAGTTAGTGAGCTGAGTAATGCTTCCAGACATGGAGTAAAAGTCCACGCCGTTCAAGCCAGACACAGCCGCAGGAATCTTCTTGATAGCATTCACGACCGTGTTGATGCTTTTTGCGCTTGCGGTCGGGTTTACGTTGGAAAGTCCATTCAGAAAGCTGGTGATTTTGTCCAGCCCGGACATTCCAGCAGATGCCTGTTTCAGCGTTGCAATGGAACCAGCCAGCTTGTCAAGGCTGTTCACAACTTTCGTGACATTGCCTTTTGTCCGCAAATTAGAAATGGCGGTAGCGAGCTTGTCGATATTAAGCTCTGCGCCCTGCGATTCCGCAGAAATCTCTACGGATAAGCTCGTAATATCAACATCAGCCATCACTACCACCATCACTTTCCATCATAGAGAACATCATTCTCTTGATTCGCTCCTGCGCCTCAACTGCGCGTTGGTATTCATACTCGTCTTTCTCCTTTTGGGTAAGGGGAATCGGCCTATCCATGTACTTGATGGGCTTAGACCCTTTCTTTCGGAACATATTGCCAACCGTAGAGGAAAGCGCAGATGCCATGTAAAAGCCGTTTCTCCACGCTTCAGCATTGGCTCTGCGTTCCCGCAGCTCCTCTGCGTCACGGTAGACCTTCGCCAGCCAGACATCGCCGTACCAGAACTGGTCATAGGTCATGCCGATGGAGATGTAATAGGCTTCTACATCGTGGAACAGCTTGGAGAAGGAAAATGGCTCTCCCTCTCCGTCTGTTTCCTGAGATTGTGCGGTTACACAATCTCCCACGTTGCGTTTTTTGCGGTCTTGTCCTCAGTGTCAGTTGCCAGCAGAGACTTGGAAGCGTCCATGAACATTTCAAGCAGAACGCCCATCAGGTCTTCCTTCTCCTCGATGTGCTGGAACATCTCGTCCACGACCTTGCGCTTGATGCCCTTGTTCCGTGCGATAAAAGCACCGTAGAATAGAGCACGGGAGTTGGACAGCAGATTGGTCATCTGGGTGTACTGGCCAATCTGAAAGCCTGCGCGTTCGGTGGCTTCCACGCTGTCACGGGTGAAAGTCAGCTCGTAAGTGTTCTTACCATCGGGGGAATGAAAGTTGATAACCTTAGCAGCCATAATAAATGCTCTCCTTTATAAATAGGGGCAGAACCAAATCCGTTGTTCAGTTCTGCCCGGTTTGATTGATTCGATTTTTGCGGTTTAGCCGCCAGTGACAGTCAGGGTCTCGCTGAACTCAGGCTTCTTGGTGAAGATGCAGTTGATGGTCATTTCCACAACCTCGTCCACGCCAAAGCCGGACAAGCCAACCTGATGCATACCCTGCCAAGTGAAGCCAGAGCCGTCCTGCATCTTCAGGGCGTAGTACTTCACGGCGTTGCTCTCGGAAGTCTCATCGTAGCCAGCTGCTTTAACCTTCGTATAGTCAGCCTTGTTGTAGTTGGCGGTGAAAGACTTGGTGTCGCTCTGGATGATGCCAAAGATGTTGACCTGCATGGGGTCAGACAAGGTGGTGGCATCCAGAAGGTTAGGCTCAGAGATCAGGTCGGGCACATCCTTGATGTCGCACAGCTTCGTCAGAGCGGTTGCGCTGTCGCCACAATACAGGGTAGTATTCAGACCGGAGATAGCAGTACTCATAGAATGTTTACCTCCTTAGTTTCGGTAAATCATTCCGTCCTCTCCGATTGTTGCCCCGTAGCTGCAATCAATCCGATAGACGGAATTGTTGTACAGCCCATTCAACGGGGCAAACGATTTGCGATAAAATTTAAGCGGTTCAAGAACAGAATCCACGATTCCAACAATGGAGCGTGCTTCTGCAATGCGCCCGGTGTTCTTGTTGGAGTAAACACGAACACGCAGGGAAACGGCAGCGTACTTGCTGTGACCGGCAGAATCAATGTGCACAGGAAGATTGCTGTTTTCCTCTATCTGCACACACGGAAACTTCTTGACATTGCTGTCATTGATTTCACCGGTAACGAAGATGCCGGGCACTTGCTTTCGCAGTTCCTTAGCAACAGCCGTGAAAATAGAGTTGAAATAATCGATCAACTATTCCAAACCTCCCTCCACGTTGCTTCGACCTGAGAAGCCATTTCCTCAACAGCTCCCCACATAGCCATAGCTGGTTCGTTACCGCTGGTTACGACTAGCGTTCCCTTGTTTTTGTACATCACGGTGTTGGCATCATTGCCGGGGTCTCCGTAGTAACTCCAGTGGTCACGCTTGCCGTTCCCTTTTCCGTAAGTGCCGTGTTCTCCAACACCAGCAGGAAGCTCGCCGCCATAAGCGGAATGCGCTACTCCAGTGCCAAACTCGATAAAGGCAACTGCTTTGCCCTCTGCAACGATGGTGCAAGTCCTGTCTTTTTGGTTGATGTGGCATTTCACGTCATTGGAGCCAGCGTATTTCGCATTAGCAAAACGCACCTTTGCGACTTCAAGCCCCAACCAAGAAAGACGAAAAGCAAACGCTCTAGCTTTTTTGTTCAGGGTGGTCTTGTACTCCTGTATCTGGCGTTCCGCATCACGAAGTCCGGCATCGCTCAACCTCACTTTAATTTTCACTTGCAGCCACCTCTTTCAGCGCATACAGCGTGTCTGTGATATGCTCTGCGACTTTGACCACAGTGTAATTGAAGGGCTTTGAAACGTCCGTCTGAAACCAGACGTGTGTGCCTTCGTAAAGTGGGGTATTGCGCTTTTTGCTGGACGAACTAACAACGTAGCTGTAATCCGTGAACGCTCCAAAAGGGTTTGCTTCCGCAGAACCAGTAGGAGGGCTGACGTTCAGCATCAGCTTTGCTGGGTCGCTCCACGTCTGCGATGTTTCGCCGGTCTCGTTTCCCCATTCGTCCACAACAGGCGTTTTCTCGCCGACTGGGTTTGAATACCACAGTGGGCGTTTATCCAGCGGGCTTCCATTGAACATCAGCCGATAACACCTACTCTCGGAACCACTTCATTTAGCAGGGACTGCGCCACATCGGAACTTTCCCACACACGAGTAATGCCATTGTTGGTATAGCTCGTCTGTCCGTTTGCACCGATGTGGTTATACAGTTCCGCTGCAATGCGTATCTGCAACGACTGATACTGCAAGGGCAGCTCGTCAGGTCTGTTGCCAAATGGGTAGCCCTGCGCAAATATCTTGTCTTTGGCAAAATCAAGCAGCAGGTCGAAGAGTGGGTAGTCTTCGTCCGCGATTTCACGGTCAAGTGCAGGGGCAATGTACTGCCCCAGCTTGACTGCCGCTTCGGAATACTGGTCTCCCATGCTGCTTTCCTCCTTTCGCCTTAGTAAGCCTTGATGCAGTACACAGCGTCCATGCGCTCAAAGGACGGCAGGACGATTTCGGAAGCATAGATGTTAGTGTTGACAGGATGCACAGTCAACTCGGTAGTGATGGCAACACCAGTGTTCACGATGGACACGGATGCGCCAGACTGACCGGACATCAGATCAGCTTCCTCAGGAGTAGTGCCGTACCAAGTCGTACCGAGTTTGCCATCAGGAGCCAGAACAACATAACCGTCAGGAAGATACTTTGCGGTGTCACCGCCACCTTCAGGACGATACTTCTTGTTGTAGGTGAAAATCTCAAGGCCGGTTGCCTGACGAACAACTTCCTTTGCTTCATTCGCGGTGAGAACGGAAGTGGTTCGATTGTTGATAGTAAGGAATCGGTTTTTTACCTCATCGGTGGCAATCATCTTCGCGAGCGTGGCCTTGTTCATAAAGACACGAGTGACTTCTTCACCAGTTGCATCATTGACAGCATCGGCCGCAGCAATCAGGTCAGCAATAGGCGTAGCAGAAGCGGGAGTGTCCCACTTTGCGGAAGTTGTCAGTGCCTTGTAATTGCTCTTTTTCCACGTTCCATCAGGGTCGTAATTGTAAGTGTAGTTCACGCCGTTTGCCTTGATGGTGATGCCGGGAGTGCCATTTGCAGGAGCCAGTAGCTGCCAAATCATACGTTCAGGCACGATGCGTGCGCCAGTGACGAGATCGCTTACGTCGTCATAAATGCGCTTCACAACGTCACGGGCATAGGGGTCGTTGCTGTCCAGAACACGCAGGATCTCCTGACGGTCTTTCTCACCCAGATGGTAGCCCTCACGGAAGAACGGCATCTCGGTCTCATCGAACTTGAAGCCCTCACGGGTGCGGAACGTAGCCTTTGCGTCAAATGCGCTGGGCATCAGAGACACGCCAACGCCCTTGTGACCGCGAATCCACTTCAGGTCAAGACCAGCCTTTTTCTGAGCGGGGAACAGCGCGTCAGATGCAAAGGGCATCGCATTGGTGGGGTCGTTCGTCCAATAGGCGGCAATCGCAGCCGGGGCAAAGACTTCCTTAAGATTCAGTGCCATGTTGTTTTACCTCCTATTAAGCGTTCACGCTGATGTTGTCACGGCAGAAGATGCCGGGAACGGCGGTCTTGAGTGCCTTGATTGCGTCAGTGTCAAAGGTGAAGCTGGAACTTGCTGCCGCCTTCTTGGTGTCGATAACGCCACGAATCAGCAGGGAAGCGTTGGGGTTCTCTGCCGGGTCAACGTCATACAGCAGGATGCCGTCAGCGTTGATGGTCTTAGAACCAGTCTCGCCAGTAGCAACAGCTTTCTTGCCAGCCAGCGTCATGGGATAGCCAGCCTTAACCGCAGCAGTTTCGGTCACGGTAAAAGGAATGGCGGTGTAGTCATTGGAAGCAAGGATGGTATCGTTGATTCCGTTGACCTTGTTTCGGATAAACTTCATGTTTTCCTCCTTGTTAATGGAAAGCACTCATTGCGTCACTCGATGCCTTAGAAGCGTTTGCGTTCTGCTGTGCAAGGCTCTTAGCAAACGCCACACCTTCGCTGTCAGAGCCGCCCTTGCCATCCGCACCCGGAGGTGTGGGCATATCCTTCAGCAGAGAAGCCTTGTATGCGGTGTCGTGGGCGGTCATAAACTCCGACTGGAACTTAAAAACCTTGTCCATGTCACCGTCAGCCAGCGCAGACGCAGCCTTGTTGGCGAGTTCAGCGTCATATCCCTGTGCAACGAACTTCTCACGATAGGATGCAAGGGTCTTTTCCTTGACGAGATTTTCTTTGTCGGCAGTCAGGGCTTCAATCTGCTTCTGCATCTCTGCCAGCTTGTCAGCCTGTTCCTGTGCGGCATTCTCGTCATCGGTACGCTTTGCCTTGAGCTGCTTCTTATACTCAGCAGCTTCGCCATTGGCTTTCGTCACGGCGTTGCGAAGCTTCTCAACCTCTGCGTTAGGGTCTGCAACCTTTTCAAGCGCAGAAATGATTTCATCGGCGGTCATGCCCTCTTTGTAGGCATCACCAAGCAACACATTGAGTTTCATATCGTTAATTTCCTCCTGCGTTTTTTTACCGTTGCTTCCCTGCAACGCTGCGAAATTTGTATCCCGGCTTCCCTGCCGGAATATATCAGCCCGCTAATGCGGATTGATTCTGAATTATGCGCACAACAGATTGTGTGCGTTCGTCTTGGTAATGAAGTCTTTAACTGCGGTATATTCCCATCCGCAATCCACAAGGCCACTTACCAAACATTCCATAGACTGAATCGCCCGAAGCTCCTCTTGCGTAAAGCAATCGCGTAAATTATCAGATGCTTTGATTTGATATTTTTCACGAAGCTGTGCGGCATTCATTCCAAACAAAACTTTATAAATGACATTGGTATATGTGGAATACGCGTGACCGTGCATCCGCTCATTTTCGGTGGATTGTTGCAAAGCCTTTGTAAGAGCTTGCCGAACAGCAATGCCTTTTTCGCGTTCAATCAACTTTCCGCGCAATGCGCTTTCCATTGCGTTAAACTGTTTGATGTACGCTTCCTTAAATCGCATTGCCAATTCGCCAGTGTATCCCATCGCAAGGAGAACGAACCCATCCCTTGTTACAAGAAACATAGGCTGTTGCTTTCCTTGCGAATTTTCATAAGAGGACTGCACGAAATTGTGCAGTCGAAATTCTTCGGAGCATCCGATTTCACGAATGTCTTGAAGAACACGGCGATGCTCTTTCCCGAATGTTTCAGCAATATCTAAGCTGGAAACAACGGTACGTTCTTCATGGTTGATTTTTGCGATTTCGACTAACATTTCTATCCATCCTTCCTATTTGTGGATTTTGAATGTTCGGATATGTGCAAAGGGTTATTCGCCCTCTGTTTCTTTATTGGTATCGGTAGACTGTTTGTCTGCCATGTTCCCGGCATTTGTGCCGGTAGCATTCTGTTTAGGCTGTTCCTGCGGCTTCGGAGCTTTCCCATCCTCGCCCAGCTTGCCAGCGGCAATCAGGAAGGGCTTGCTCATCTCATAAGCAGCCTGCGGGTCGGGGAACAGACCGAGTGTAGTGAATGCCAGCTGCGGGTCAATCGGCTGCTGAATCATCTGTGCAAAAATCTGAACCTTACTCTGCTGATTGTCGTACTGGCGGCGGGGCAGTTTGATGTTGATGTCACTTGCCATCAGCTTAGAGCCAGCCGTGTCACGCAAGATTTTCAGCATCACAGACAGGCTCTGACGTTCAGCGTACTTGAACATATTCTCGTACTGCTGCGCTCTTGCTTCGGTGTGATTCCAGCCATTACGGACAATAACTGCACCCACGTTGTCGGACGTTGCGTTCTCACTGCCAGTAGCACTAGGCATGGCAGTCAGGCTGCGGTATACGTTCAACATAGAATCAAGCAGGGTCTGGCTCTGCTGCTGGTCAAGCTCGTTTGCAATCTGCGATACAGAAGCGGGCAGACCAGAAGTTGATTTCAGGCACATAGCACCAAGTTCTTTCACTTGGTCAAGCGCATCCTTGTCCACAAGGCAGTTGGTAAACACCATAATGGATTGGATGAACTGTGCCACGCCGTCCAAACGGTTGCTTTCAAGGTCGTTGATAGCATCCAGCACAGGGATAGCCGGTTCAAACAGACCCATCCGCTCCGGGTTCAGCTTGTATTCGACCATCGGCAACATTCCGAGAGAATGGCTTTCCGACTTTGTGACCTTGCCGTTGTCGATTTCAAAGTACTGATTCGGCGTATACACGCAAATCAGGTCGTTCAGGTCATTCTGATAATTGCGTGGGATGTGCAGCACATTAGCGATGGGCTTGTGCCCGATGCCGGAGTTGTAAATCACATACGCCATGTCCGGGTCTGGAACGTCCACTAGCAGGGGCGTTTCGTCCGGGTAGTTGCCGTTGTACCCCTTGTCGGGAAGAACGATGCGGTATCCCTGTCCGCACTCCAACATCCACTGCCAGAGCCGCCGATCAAGCGCATCCTTGCCCTCATACTGCAAAGCGTTGGACAGGCGGGCGATTTCCTCACCGTCACCAGTTGCCGTTTCAGACCGCACATAAGAGCAAGGTGTGCCGCTCATGTAGCCTGTGTAGAAGCCAACGCACTCGTTGGCGTGATTCTCTACAATGCGATTGGTGATTTCAGCGTGATACTCCTTCGTGCGATGGAGGACAGGCTGGCTACCCAAGTAGTAGTTGTGCAGAAAGCGAATCTCGTTCTTGTTCAGCAGATGAATAGGCTCTGCCTTGCCCATGACCACTTTCAGCACATTCGACCGATTGATTTCTGCCTCAGGCGTTTCAATCGGTCTACGTCCGGTTAGCGGCTCATTCAAAAAGCCGCCAACAACCGTCTGATACTCAGCCATGTTTTCCTCCTTTCTGGCAAAATAAAAAGCGCAGCAAGACAAACCTGTTAAGGTCTATCTCACTGCGCCAAAACTGCGCTTCAAAAGCTATTTACTTTTCAGGTGGATGGATGATTTTCACCCATCCTTCCCTTGTGTCTCCTTCGATAACACCCTTGCATCTGTCGCACTTGAAATGGTATCGTCCGTCTACTTCGCCAAGATAGCGGTTGCAGCGAACATTCTTATAGATTGGGTTTTGCCGGATACAAGGGCAACAGATTCTAACTAGCATGAGCGCTCCTTTCGTTGGATTTCTGGAAACAGGCTGTTAAGCACAGACCTGTCGGAAGCTACCGGGAAACTGTTCGCGCTTCCGGTCACGCTAGTTAGTTGTCGGGACTAACAACGTAGTTTTCCCGCCTAAAAGAAAACCACAAATGGTCACAGATTTCGGATTTGCACCAATGCCTACGTCTTTCGACGTGCAGCCGCCTGACTGCTGCAATCTGTGATAAACCCAGCTTAATTGGAACCGTTGCTCTTTGCAATGTGAAAAATCTAAAGACATTGCATCGAGAGCCGGGAATAACGGAAGAGGTAGTATCAAGAGAATATCCCATGCAAAGCAAGAGAATCGTTGTGCTGCGTAGCGGGTTTGAACCGCTTCGTGTCAGTTGGGGGAGTACAAACAACGTTTCGTCCACTCGAAAACGCAACATATAATCCCCGCGACAGAGAAAGGCAGCTGTCGCGGGTGAGTGAGAAAGGAGTGTAATGCAACAAACTGACGCGTAAAAATGACCAAAACCACGTCAATGCAATACATTAGAGGAAGCTGCAAATCTTCCTGTTTATATTTTAAGCCAAAATGCAACCCAAAATCAAATTTTTGTTTCCAAGGACTGCTATATATGACACTTTTCTCAAAAAGGCCTCTTGACAGGCTCAATTTTACTGATTCCGTTATACAATTCATCGGCAAGCTGTGCCAGACTGTCCGGTGCATCATCGTGCGGAACTTTGCCAAGCTGTGTGAACATCGTCACCTGTTCCATGAACGCCTTGTACTCTTTCGACTGGTGCTTTTCGTCAAGGAAATAAAACCGCTTAATGTCCGGCGCATACTGGATGATTCTGGACAGCTTGCTTTGACCACTTGGCGCACGCTGGCTACGAACAGAGCAGTGATAGCCCTGCTGCCGAAGCTGGCTGTCTACCACGTCACAATATTCATCGCCGCCGTTGTTAGCTTCGCCGCGCACCACATTGATTTTGTGCTGGATGATTTTGCCCACAACTTCCGGCCTAGTCACGGTCTTGTCGCCGTTATTGAACACAAGGTCTGGGATGAATACGGCATCTCCGTACACATAGGCGATAGGGCAGGCAGTGAAGTCTCCGCCGCCCCATGCAATATCCATGACCATGAGCTTGCGATCAGGCTCTCCATCAGGCAGAACGCCGTTGAAATACCGCAATTCATCGGCAGGGAACAGCAGACCTTCACGCTCAACAGGCTGGTTCATATACAGTGCTTTCCAACTCATTTCATCCATGACTTCACGCTGCTTACGAAGCGTTTCCGTACTGTATCCAACGCCATAATCATAATCGAAGTTTGATTCGTCCTTTTCGTTCATTGCTGGCATAACAATGAATCTGTTCCTGTCGGAATCGCCGTAGTTTTGCTCTAGTCTGCCGATAACGTCATGTACAGACCAACGTGTAGCAATGTGCAATTCCTTACACTTATTTCCGATTTTTCGCTGTCTAAGGTCAGTAGTGTATGTTTCCCACAGCTTATCAAGGCGCGGCTTTGAAAGAGCAACCTCGATGCCAGACACAAGGTCATCGCAGTAAAGAAGCGTAGTTGCACGGTAAAGGCCAGCGTTTCCTTTTCCAACAGAGGTAAATTCCAGTGTTTCAAAACGTTTTCTTTTTCCTAAATCAATGCGACAGTCTAGTGCATTCGTGTCGCTCACTGTCACGTCCGGAAAAACATCGTTCCACAGATACTCTCCGTCCTTGTCGAATATACGCAAGCACTCATCATAAACGCCACGAACAAAGCTGTTCGAGTGAGAACCTGTAAGCATCGGTTCGTCAGGGTTTCTTCCTGCAAGCCATGTCAAATAGAAAATAGCTAGAGCCGTCTTACCACAGCCGGGGGGCATCGAGATTGCCAGCAAGTCCAGTCTGTCATCCGCAAGGTCTTGCAGGGCGTTCGCAACAGTTCTTAACACCTTTCTTCTCGGCTGATAGAACTTCTTTTCCGGCGCACGGTTCCATTCAAGGTAGATGCAATAGCTGTCAAACACATCCTTTGCTTCAAACAGGTATGTCCGACCGATAATGTCATAGACCTTCGCCACGTCCTCGCCTGTTTTCATCTTGCCCATCATGGTTGCACAGACGGAGCGCAACTCACCAGAGTATTTGTAGGCATCAAACCGCTTATTCTGCGGCAGGGCATCTCTCAGGTTCACCACCGCCTGAAACCAGTCCTCATAGACCTGTGCTTCTGTCGGATTTTGCTTTGCATACGCTTTGATGCTGTCGATGATGGCGATACACTGCTTTGGCTGCATAAAAAAATAGGCACCCCCTACCTAAAAATGTAAAGAGTGCCTACAACTGCACAAAAATCAAATATTCGGTTTTATAATGCTGTTTCGGAAAAGTTATTTACTAAAATCCATCTTAATAAATGGGCTGCACAGTTTATTTGACTTCTTCTGCAAGCTGGTTGAGCCTGCGTTTCAGCTCGTCCGCATCGTAGTACAAGGCGTCTGCAATGGCATTGAGGATATCGGGCTTGTCGGTGTAATCGCACAACGTTTCAATTAGTTTCAAGCTCTGCTCTGACAATTTTACGGTTTTCATGTCACTTTTCCTTTCTCGTTCGGTTTTATTCTAGGTTGCGAACAATGTCAACTGAAAACGCCAGCTAGCACAATGCTAATCAGTCCTGCAACAACGCTGGTAAGAACGCCGCAAGCAAATCCTATCCCACGTTCTTTCCACTGTTCAATCTTTTCCAGCTTATGGATTTTCTTGTAGTTCCTTGCACGTTCCAGAAGCCAAAATGCTGTGTGCTGCGTGTCGCCCCAGCGTATCAGCCCATCGTTGGCAAGGGATTCAAGAACAAATTGTGCCGTGAAGTCCAGTTTGTCTTGCAGGGCTTTTACGGAATAAAAACCATTCGGAAGGTCTGGTTCATAGGTGTTTAGCGTGTCGATCAGGCGCTTCATGTTGTCACTAAGTATCACAGGACACACCTCGCAACCACAACTACGATGAAGAACCCGGTAAGCAGTCCAACGACCGCTCCTGCAAGCCAGTCATACGAGTTTCTGTTGTTCCACTTATCCATAGGCTCTTGCTCCTTTCACCTGTTCTGTTCAGCAATCCGATACCATGTCTGGCGGGTCACGCCAAGCTGCTTGGCAGCGTCCGTGACTGTGAGAATACGCTTCTCCACCTGCTCATGGAGAACATCAAAGAGGTTTCGGTCATACTCGGTGGGCTTGCGACCTTCCTTGTAATCGGGACGCTGACTAGCAATCTTCTTTCCCTCTCTGGTGCGTTCAACAATCATGTCACGCTCAAACTCTGCAAAGGCAAGCATAACAGTTCGAATGACCTTGCCAGTTGGGGAGTTGTTCATAACCCCCATGTTCAAGATGTTCACCGAAACACCCTTATCAATGAACTGGTCTATCAGCTCAAGACCATTCTTAGCGGAACGGGCAATACGGTCAAGCTTCGCCACGATCAGCGTGTCTCCCGGCTGGATTTCAGCCATCAGCTTGTCCAATTCGGGTCGATGCAGCTTCGTGCCGGTGTACACATCCGAAAAGATTTTCTGTGCGCCGTTGGCTTTCAGAAGTTCCGACTGGGCTTCAAGGCTGTTGCCGTCAATCGCCTGTCCGGCGGAACTGACACGAGCGTAACCGTAAATCATTCAGGTTCACCGTCTCTTTCAAGAACTTTAAGGACAAATTCATCCGATGCAGCATCAGCACCAATAGGCTGAATCACGATTTGGTATTTCATTTCTTCCAAGAGCATTGCCATTGTGGACAACTTTAAATCATCCGCATTAACGCGGTTTGTCACATAAGAAGAAACTTCATATCCCATTTGCCTTGCAAGAGATGCAGAAGTATATCCTCTGATTTTCATAACGGAACGAAGAATGTCCCCGGAATTGACTTTATTTTTGGTTGCGCCGCCTTTTTTCTTCTCTGCCATTTTTATCGAACCTCTCTTTTGACCCAATGATAACACATTCTCGTGTCGATGTCAACATCTTCTTGTGTTTTTTGCAAATTTTTTACTATCAATAGGGTGGTAAAACGGCTGTAAACTTTTTCGTTGCTTTACAAACTGTATACTTGAATCGTAGCCTTACGAATTATCGAAAAATATCTTTTGAGTTACTATCACTAGGGTAAACTAATCCGTTTACGGAAGTACTATCAAATAACGTAAATTTACGTTAGAATGCGTAAAATGTCACAGATGTGTGACTGAATTATACAAATTGGGCTGTTGACAACTATATACCAATCGTCTATAATCTAAGACAGCAGAACACACGATGAATCAGCCAAAAACGGTAGATTTATCCTTTGTGGCATAAAAAAAAAATAGGCCGTCAGCATACCGACCAAAGTAGCACTGACGACCTATTCCACCACAAAACAGAAGCTGCGCAACCAAGGGCGCAGTCTCGGTTTCTGTCAATTATTATAGCAGAAGCAGACGACTTCTGCAATAGAAAGGAGCAAAAAACATGAAATTTCCCACGACAGCCGAAGAATTTCTGAAAACCCTCGCCCACGGCAAAGAGCCGACCAGCGAGGACAGGGAGTACGCAGAAGCGCTAGGCAAGCTGTCTGAACTGAACTATCGGGCAGGGTACGAAGCGGGGTGCAAAGAAAAGTAACATAATTTCGGCAATTCGTATGTATTATAAATTACATCGTAAAATCGTTTGAAATTATTTACTTCACAAGGAAAAGTGGTATAATATAATTACGCCGAAAGGAGGTGAACGAGTATGACGTACAACAACCCGAATGGTGCACAGTGCAACGCCAACGTCAGCAAGGAAATGCTGGCAGAGATCAATCACTACTGCACCGTATGCGACCTTAACCGAAGTCAGTTTATGCGCAGAGCCATTTCAGAGTATCTGCAAAATCATCCGCTGCCCGATGAAAAAGAATAAGACGCTCGCTAAAGTTTGCCGACCACAGCGAACGTCTTATATGCTCAACAATGGAAATGGAGCCATTGCGCCCTTATTATAGCAAATTGGCTCAGTTTCCGCAAGCTATTTAAGGAGATTCTATGAACTATAGTATCACAACTAAGACCGAAATTCAACTGATCGAGGGTGTTAGCTGCTACGAAGAAAACGGAGTGGCTTACATCCGGCTGGAAGATGCTGCTCGTGGACTTGGCTTTACTCAAGAGAAAAATGGAGTTGAATACGTCAAATGGGAACGTGTTGAAGAATATATTCGTAGCTTCGCAAATTCCCCACTTGTGGGGAAAAGACCTGAATACATCCCCGAAAACATATTTTACCGCCTTTGCATGAAAGCCAATAACGAGACGGCGCAGAAGTTTCAGGCGCTTGTATGTGATGTGATTCTTCCCGAACTTCGCAAGCGTGGTTATGTTGCTCTTTATCCGAATGGACAGCCGAGCAGCTTGCAGATTTTGAACATGATGGTTCAGGCTGTGAACGAACAGGCTGCACGAAGCGCAGAAACCGAAAAGCGTGTGGATGCCATTGAATCCAGTTTCAACAATATGTGCTCGATTATGACTATCAGCGTCAAAGGCGATGCACGAAAGGTCTGTCAGCGCACGTTGAATGCTATTGCAACCAAGCGTGGTGGTGGTACAGCATACGCAGACGTATGGAATGAAGTCTACGATGAAATGAAGGAGAACGGCTTCGATGTTCGCCGCCGTTTGGATAACCGTAAAAAGGATGCCGCGTCTAAGGGCATGAGCAAGACTTTTGTTCGAAAAATCAACGCTGTTGACATCATCTTTGACAGCAAAGACAAGAAGATGGAATCTGCGTTCATCAACTCCGTGCGCCGTCTGGCAGCGGCCACAAACGTGAAGTTTGAGGTAAAGGAAGAAAAGCAGTCCGCATAATACATAACAGCCAATAAGAAAAGCCAGTGGTTAGAGAACATCTAGCCGCTGGCTTTTTGTGTTATAGGTCAATAACAGGCTTGTCGGGCTTTTCTATACTAAGAACCAAGTTTCCGTTAATTTTAATCCACTCGCCATCTTTACAATTTACATTGATAAGCTGGCTATACTCATAATCGTACTGAACGCCAACGTGTTCAAAATATGTACAAGCACCAAGCGTTGTGTTTCCTTCTTCTTTATACTTTTGAAATGAACCAGCCCCGAACACCCATTTAAAATTGTACACTCCAACAGGTATATCCTTTCCAACAACATAATCGCCAGCAGGGATTTGGTTCTTTTGCAGCTTCAAAGGAACTCCATTATCACGAATTTTCTTTTGTCGTTGTTCCGGCTCGGTTTGGTCTTCTTCCATATCGGCTTCTATTGATTGTTTTGTTTCAGGGTCTTTTCCTATCATTCTTGCGAGTGAATCCCTGTCCCACAGTTCAACATTTAACGTTTTAGCCAGCGTTTGCGCATTTGGAGTAAAATAAACATTTGTGAACACAACGGCTTTATCTGCGCCATATTTCTTTGCGCCAGCGTAAATCTCTTGAATTGGTTTCAGCCCTAAGTTTGAGCTGTACCGTTTACATTGAAACGCCCATTTTTGGTTGTCTTTATTCGCAGTTATATCAACTCCGTAGTCTCCGCTCGCTTTTGTGACATTAACATTCTTGAATCCGTTTTCCCTGAGAACTTTTGCGATAAAATACTCAAATCTGTGACCTTCCATCTCGTCAATTTTTGAGAAATCAATATCTACAAGCGCATCTTCATTACTTCGTTTTGATAGAACCGCCATCAAATAAAAAAATATAACGATTGCGACAATAGCTATCATACAGCAAGTCTCCAGCATTCATAAAAGCCAGCGGCTTTTCGGCTACTGGCTTTTAATTGTTTCAATGTTTAGTCCTCATAACTCGTATCGGTACGGACAAAGTGCATTTTCTTCGTTGTTCCAAGTGCAGATGCGCTATAAGTGATTTCACCATTTTCGTAAGTAAACGTCTTTGTTTCATCGCCGGAAGCAAGCAGAGCCAACCCAGTCTTTTCCTTATCGTTTGCGGAATCCCATGTGTAAGGCTCTGCGCTGTCAGTAGGTGCTACATAAGAGCCAGCCCAATACAAAGACTTTGTATCGCCGCCATCAGACACCCAATAGATGACAATCTCACCATCTTTGATGTATCCAGCCTGATAACTGTCGCCTTTATCTTTTTCTTCCCAGTTCCCCGTTAAGTCAAGCGGCTCGGCCGGAGTGGAACTGGACGTAGCGTTGCCACTACCGCAGCCAACCAACATAATGCAAGCCAAAGCAGCCATCAGAACTGCTGCAATAATTCTCTTTCTCATTTTTGATTCTTCCTTTCTTTGGCGTATAGCCTTTAGCTGATTATAGCACAATCTACGCTCCGAGAGGGGTCTTTTTGTATTTTTCGGAAAATTTGGAGACTTGCACAATCGGATGGATTCTGATTTGTGAAAGTGGGGTGGGTATTGGCAATGAAGGCGCCTTTTTTATTTTGGTCGGAGGAGACGGGACTCACCTGCCCCACCCCCGGCGCTCCCTGTATACCCCGCCGGTGTCCCCCTGCCTCATCCAGCACGCCCGGAACGCCTGCACATCACAGGCGGCAAGGCAGACCACGCCGGGCAGATCGTACCAACGGCAGGGCGCTGGATAGCGTGGAGCGTGTCCGAAACTGAGCAGATTTGTACGCACTCAAACATGAACGATTTTCAACACAAGAATGTGTGCAAAACCATTGACATCAACACAAGAACGTGTTACTATATAGACAACACAAGAACGTGTTACACCACCACAAAACAGGAGGCCAAAACCATGATGAACAATAAAGAGATCGACTATACCGCCCGCCCCGTTCCGGGGGACTACGAAGGCCGCAGCCATCGCGCGTGTGTATGGTACAACAGAGCCCGCGCCGCGTTTGACCTTGCCACGCTTGACGCGCTGACAACTGCCACAGATAAAGCCGCTGACCGCGTGCCCACCGAGGCATACGAAAAAGCAAGAAAGCTACTTGACAGCGTGCAGCGTTGGGGGCTTGCAGATGCAAGAGCGTGGGAGCTTGACAACGACAGCAGATATTATAATTCCGAGTGGCTCAAAACCCGACAGGCTCAGCTTGCAAAACGGCGTGTAAAGCTTGATAAAGAGCTTAAAGAATACGGCTTGCAAATCGACAGTTACGGCTTGTATCCTTGCATTAGAGAGATCACCAAGCCGGGCACCGATATGAATTTATTGTATTGGTTTTAATGGGAGGTGTGCAACGTATGAACAAACTTGTTTTTGAAGTAAACAACGGCAGAAAGTTGGAACTTGTGCAGCGGGAGGACAACGGAACGGCCCTTATTTGCTCCCTCGATGCACCGGACAACGAGGCATATATAAGCGCTGGCGACTTTGTGCAGCTGATTAACCTTTATCGCTATTGCAAGCGGTACGACATCAAGAACGATTGGATTAACCCAAACGGCAAAAATGCGGAGGTGCAATAAAATGACCAGAACAGACGAATTGAACGCTGAAATCAGAAATCAGGCCGTTCGCCTGTATCCCAAGTGCGCCGGGCTGTTTGAGCTGCCGTTAATGGTATACACTCAGATTGTAGCGGACAACCTGACCCGCTCCAAGCCGTACCGCTTAAGCGTTGAGCGGTGCCAAAAAATCATTCTGGCAGTGCCGGAATTTGACTAATGGAGGGCTTACAGTATGATTACTCTTGACTTTACCCAGTGGGCCGCCCTCTGGTACGTGGGCGGCATGATATCCGGCGCGCTGGTTATGATTGCATTTCTTAACAGCTGAGGGGGCACACAAAATGACATACACGGCAAATAAAAAGGCATACGGCCTGTTAGAATCCCTTACATATTGGATGGCTGAAATATCCTATTGCAGGGAAAAAGACCCGGACGACATCGGATTTTTAGATAAGGCAGATAAAACGATTCATTTTCTGTTTAATCAGCTTGACCGGGCGGGCGTCCCGTTTTGGGCGCAAAACTCAGCGCTTGCAATCGGTGAGAATTGGAGAGAATACGAGCGGCGCAACATTAGAACGCTATTCACTAATAAAGGAATTTTGGAGGGCTGAAAAAATGTCTGATTTCGAAAAAAGAGTGAATGAATACAGAGAAAACAAACGCTTGATAGAAGAGCTTGAAGCAATGAACGACGCTGTAAAGGCTGAAATAATTGATATGATGCACGGCGCGCCCGAAATGGTACAGGGCACTGCAAAGGCAATTTACAAGGACGTGCAGAGCGTTCGACTCGATAGCAAGCTTTTGCAGGCAGCGCACCCGGATATTTATGCGGAGTGCAGCAAACGCACCACATACAAACGTTTTAGCGTGGTATAAGGGGGTGCGACAAGTGATATTATCTTGCATCCTGTTCGTTTTTTGGTTCTTTTCTGCGCTGTTTAAGGCGTCCAAATAAGAAGCGTTTCGCCCGGTCAGCAATGGCCGGGCTTTTCTTTTGCCTTGCATCTGCTGAGGGTGCAGGGCTTTTATTTTGCCCTGCTGCAACACAGCCCCATATAAGCGTTTACGGCGGCTTTTATTTCATCAATGAGTTATAATACCGCCCACGCTGCAAAACGGATTACAGGGCTTTACAGGGGCTTTTCATGTGATTTGCCCCATTTTACCGCTGCAAATACCAGACCGACACAAGCGGCTATAATACCGCCTGTGCAACGCTGGAGCGTATCACAGCGCCGCAGCACCTCCAGTGCATACCAGATACCAGACGCCACGCCGGGACGCTGGACAGCTCAGCACAGCCGCCCTATTATAATAATGTATATAAGGGTGCAGCGGTGCGCCCCTGTTATGGATCCATGCCAGACAGTGCAGCACATTGCAGACCATGCCAGCCCGGCGGCTTTCAATCTGGTACTGGGTCAGTCTGGCACCCTCCACCCGGCGGGGCAGTCCAGCAGCAGGAGCGCGGCGGGCGGCGCGGAACCATTGACGGCTACCGCCGCAGCTCTTTTCGGGCTTTCGCCCGATAGCCAATAGAGGTCAGCAATAGTCGTAGCGTTCCGGCTGGAATAGTCGCAACAGCTTCTGGAATAGTCGTAACCAATAGTCGTAGTTTTTCCAATAAAATAGTCGTAGAATAGTCGTAAAGTTGTCAGACGACTAGCTTTTGAAAGTCCTATATATAGTATAGTAACGAGCAGTCCGCTGATAGTCGCAGAGTAATAGTCGTAGTATTTTCTTACGAATCTTCGTCAAATAGTCGTGTGTTTTTTGCGTGAAATAGTCGTTTGCCTTTTAGGAAAAGAGAGATGCGATAGTCGCTAAGTCATCTGCCCACTCCCAAAATCATCTCTCGTTCCAATTTCGCATAATTTATTCTTCCTCTAATTATATCTATTTCGTATAATAACCGTACTTATTATAGTATACAGATATAGTTACTCCCGATAATCGCGTATTATTTCGTATAATAACTCGTACTATCCAATTCGGTCTGTTCCTGCTCGATTTAATTACCAGTAATGTACTATGGTATTTTAACGAATTCATGGTATTGTACTAGGAATAGTCAATGCAACATTTCTACATATTCAACCGACCACAAAATGAAGTCAATTCTCCATGTCTAGAATAGTCGCAAACCATCCACAAATCCGAACCTCACGCCAGCTTCCGCCTACGGTCTGCTCTGCTGGCTAACGGTGTAGCTTTGGAGATAGAGGGTTGTAGGGGGAAAGAACCTTTACAAACGATTGAACTCTGGTTCACTGTACTGCCGCTTTTCCAGCTCCTTGTCAATCCACATATCAGCAAAGGCCTTCCAGTTGGTGATAGGCTTTCCGGTTTTGGTCATCCAACCTGTTCCCTCATAGTAGTTCATGAACCTGCTGGCAAGCCTGTTCTCACATCCAGCATCCAAAAAATACTCGCTCACATCCTCGAAGTCCGGTGCGGTGGCGTTCCCATCGGGCGGGTCGCCCGCTTTCTTAATAACTTTTTTTCTTTTCTTTTCTTCTATATTAAGGAGGTGAACGATTGTTCCCCTCACAGGTGAAGCATCGTTCCCCTCAGAGGTGAATGATTGTTCACCTTCCTTTTCGCTTTTTGACGATTCTTCCGGCACTTTGACGTATATCTTATCGGGCTTGTTTTTCCCTTCACGCTTGCGCTCGATCAACCCGGCTTCTTCCAGCTCTTTCAGAGACTTCTTGACCCATCGTTCCGTGAATCCAGTATTGGCAGCAAGGTCTTTGATGGGATACACGATGTATACTCGCCCTAGTTGGTCAGCAAACTTTCCGCTTCTGCTTGCCCTCTGTGACGACCTTGCACGATTGAACAGGTAGATGTAAACAATTTTCTCTGTTGGGCTAACGTCAATAGTCGAGAGGAATCGAGGGTAGACCATGTACCCATTGACCTTTGTATCGGCTGTCATGTATTCCATTTTCTCCTCCTGCAATAGTCGTAGACCTCTACAATGCGCTCACAGCCCCGTAGAGCCGTGCCAGAGCCATTTTCTGTATTCTGTCGATAAGTTTGCCATCTGACGCAAAAAGTGCTTGTAGGGCTTCTATTAGCGTATATGCAAAAGGCTACCATTGCTGACAGCCCATACACTTAGATTCCGTATTTGTCCTTTTTGCTAAGAACGACCCACCCCAAAAAGTTGAAAGAATTGCATTTTTCTACTCTTTCAAGCTTTTTGGCAGTAACAGCGGTTTTTACGCCATCGCTTCGTCTGTACAAGTTATGGAACAGGCAATAATCTCCTTGACGGTTCAGGCAAGCATCACATAGACCGTATCTTCCCTTCCCCGCTTGCACGTTGTCTATAAGCTTCTCGAGTGCATCCATGTAGCTCTCCTTTCAATCCATCCAAGTATATTCTTGGAACCGTTGAATCTGCTTGTTAAACGTAATGGGAAGGTCGCCTATCTCGCCTTCCTTGTTCTTGCTCAGCCGAAACAGGTACTTGTCTGGGTTGTCACCGGACAGAAGAATGATTGCATCAGCGTCCTGTTCAATCTGTCCGCTCTCTCGCAAGTCAGAGTTGGTGGGCGTTGCTCCGGGCTTGGATGGGTTTCGATTGAGCTGTGCCAGTGCCACCACGACAATGCCTGTGGTCTGTGCCAGCTCGTGCAGGGCAATGGATATGGAAGTAATGGCAGCATATCTGTCCTTTGCGCCTGTTTCGTGGATAAGCTGAAGATAGTCTACGAAGATGACCTGAGCCTTTTTACGGAGAGCCTGAGCCTTCATCCACGCCACATTCTTTCCGGCAGCGGAGCGGATATATAAGGGCATCTTCATGTTTTTTGCCTGTCCGTCAATCTCATTCAAGCTGACCGCCTTATTTTTCACCGTGTCCAGAGGGCAGTATATTTGATTAGCCATCAGACGCGCGCCCAGCTTGCGTTTGCTGGTTTCTAAGCTGAAATAGTACACGGTGTAGTCCTGCTTTGCCATGCTTGCTGCTATTTGCAAGGACAGGGCTGTCTTGCCCGCAGACGGTCTGCCACCGATGATGATAAAATCACCCAGAGAAATGTGCAGTGCTTCATCCAGACGCTCTAGGCCTGTCTTGATATACACAGGCTTCTCGTCCATGTGAAGCACATAGTCGTTCAGCACATCCTCGTATGTCCACGCATCTTCTTCCTCAGCTTTCAGGCTCATCGCTTCGCCCATCTGCTGGTAGATGTCTGATAGATCAGAATAGTCGGTAAGCTCGCTGGTCATCTGAAATGCCAGACCTTGTACACGAGTGAGTGCAGCTTGTTCTCTGATAAGCTGCGCCCAACGCTGCATCTGCTCCCTGTCAATGCGCACACACTCCGATTCGCAGGTCTGTACACACGCTAAGAGCGTCTTCGCTACGTCTGGATGCTGCGTGTTTATCTCGACTATATCTATCTTACCCCTAGCCGTCCAATAGCCCTGAACAGCCGCAAAAGCGTCTCTCAGCTCAGGTCTGAACAAGTCAAGTTCAAGGTCTGGTATGATTTCATCCACAACGCCCGGCTTGCAGAGCATCAGCGCACCGATAAATACCGTTTGAACGTCCATTGTCATAGTCTAGGAAACTCCATCTCCGTACTTTGCTCGTACTGGTCATCCTGTTTCAATGCGTAAATGTCCTGCCATCCGGCATAGATGCTCTGGTCGAGAATGGCTTTCCAGTCATTCCGATCAAACTTTTCCAGCTTGTTGCAAAGCATCTGCTTTGCCCGGTCTGTCATAGGCTTTTTGATTCTTGTACGCATCTGTGCGAACTCTCGCAGGGATTCCAACAGGGCTTTATCGCCATGAGCAAAGTCGGAGAAGATGTCAGGTTTCTTCTTGACTGCACTCTCCGGCAAGGTCTTGACGTTCATTTGACTGTCAGTTGATGCAATGGGTTCATTGTCATCTGACTTTGAACTCATATATGAGCTGACTTTCATCTCATTTATGACATGAGGATGAGCTGACTTTCGTGTAGACCATCCTTTTGACGCAATATCGCTTCTTTTCCACTCTTCATCGAGCAGATGTTTAACCAAAATGAAACAAGATTCTGCTTTTTTTGAGTTCAAAGTTGCGTCTTTTCCTTCAAAAACGTATGCACAGATTGCATCGTAGAGTTCCAGCTTCTCTTTACTTTTGAGTGTGGAGATGGCTTCAAAGTAGTATCGTTGGAATGTAAAGCTGTCTCGTTTTTTGACCATACTCAGTCCTCTTTGTAACGTTTGTTCCATGCTTCGATGGCTTTTTCTTCACTAATCGCATCAGATGTCTCAACTCCACAATTATTGCACATCACAAAATAAGTCATACCGTATCCAAACGGACGAATCAATTCTATTTTGGGCGGCTTTGCACCGCAGAACGGACATCTCTTAAGTTCTTCCATCTTTAATCCCCCTCAAAACAAGCACTCAGCGTCAGATTCACGAAGCCATCCTTCGCCCGGAATATTGACTATCTCATAATACTGCCGTGCAACGTAGATTGTTTTCTGCCCATCCTCAGCAATCAGGCCGACAATCAGATAGTTGCCAGCAGCCATAAAGAACCAAGGGTTGCTCTTGTAGGTCTCGCCCTTCATCCAGTTCTTCATCCTGTTCACGGCTTTTTCAATATCCTTATCGGGGCAGTCCGGGTTTTCGTATGCAAAGAAATCCTCAGGAAATTTAAGCTTTTTCACTTTCTAAATCCCTCTCTCGTTCTCGCGATTCGTTTGAAAACTTCATGTAGCTTTGCGCCTTTTCGGTATACAGGGCGATTGTGCTTCTGCTTGATGTAACCGCACTGCGTTTCGGACTGCCTGACAGCATTTGCAAAATGTTCAGCTGATGCGGCACATTGGTTCATTGCTTCTGTTAATGCTTCAAATCCATCCATCTTTAATCCTCCTTACGCATACCATTTCGGTGCTTCATTAGAGATTTCCACGCCTTTCGCAAAGCCCAGCTTTTCTAAGGTTTCACACATGATGCCGTCCATCACGCCATGCACACGCTCCTCATCATCTCCGTATGCTCTGTACGCTTCTCGCATGGCAGCCGTAAACGAGTCAATCATATCTTGCGTAACAACGATATTGTTCTCCATAAGCCCTCCTATACCATCGGAAACGTCATTCAATGCGTCACAGGACACTGAATGTTCGGGTCAATAGTCGGCGTTGCATCAATAGCATCCAGCACCTCATCGTAGAAAGCTCCTCCATCGGGATTCGAAAACGAACTAGCTCTGTCTGCGTCCAAAGCGCATTTTTCAATCTTCTGGCGCAGCGCATCTGCATCAATCGGTCTCATATCTGTCAACCCTCCGGCGCATAAATGCGCATCCAATGTGTGACCGTCACGTTATCCGGCAGTCTCTCGCCTATCTCATGCCAGAACTGACCGTCTGCGTAACAGCCAAGAAAGTACGCTGTCGGCGAGATTCATTGCAACAATTTTCCATCTTTATCACGCCACATTGTCTTGGTCGCAAGCAACAAAGGCTGCGTCCGCTCTCGTGGCTGTTCGCTTGCCGGATGCCAGAGTGTGTTACTCATAACCTGTTCTCCATCAAAGAACCACAGTTCGGGCAGTAGTTGTAGCGGTCTTGGTTGTTTCTCGCATGGCAATTACTGCACATGAACTTCGTCTTATCTTCGTCTTGCACAATCCATTCAGCAGTTCTTTCCAGTGCTGTCGGGGCATCTTCCACAACGTCAATGGCATCACCAATACCGCAAGCACGGCATCTAACTCCATTGTAGTTCTCGCAGCCATCGCAATATGCTTTCTTGATTCTTTCAATAAGTGCGCTTCGTTCAAGGTATTCTGGATAATTAGCCATTGCCTTTCACCTCAATTGTCGGCGCGGTGTCGATGTAATCAAGCACATCGTCTAACGACAAGCCACCTATTGTTCCATCGTTATACCCCTGAATCCACGCCTCGATGTTTTGACGTAGTTCATTAGCATCAATCGGTCTGACTTCCATGTTCTCTCCTTTCAATCTCCATCCCACACGCCGTCAGGACGCATCTTTGCAAACGCCAGCAGACCGTACAAGGCACGTTTGGCGTTGCCCTCTGTGGCGTTCCAGTAGTCGCTATCGTCCACATCGTCGCCTAGTGCAGAAATAGCCTTTTCAAGCATCGGAATGCTTTCTGCGCCTGTTTTGCCATAGATGGAGCGGATGCCCTTGCTGCCAAACACATCATCACGACGAAAGCACTTTCCATAATTATAGGTGATATTAAGCCACAGTTCCTTTGTTCCTCCAATGGAACGAGTACCACCAGCAACAAAGTGCGTATCATCCACTTCAAGCGTTTCATGCGTTACTGGGTCGCACAGCGAAATGTCATAGCTCATCTTTCTTCTCCCATTCCTTGCATCCACGTTCGTCCCACACGAAGCCTGCAACGTGTTCTGACTGGTCGTTCACGCACACGCCCTCCAGCTCTGCGTACCATTTGCAAGAGCCACAGGATGGCTCAGATTTGTTCTTACAGGATTCTGCTGTGCATCGGATAGCTTTGCCAGCAGAGAACTGCTTGATGCCCATGCAAGAGCAATGTTCGGTGGTGCAGTAGAAATTCATTCGTACTTCCTCCATCCAATAAAGTCACACAAGCCAATTGTTTGAGGGTCACAACGATGCGTATATTTAACGGTTGGCAGATTGAACCCTGTAAGGTTATTGCAAACGGTTTTAAGGCTAAAAAGTTCGTCAAACGCATTGCCAGGAATTTTCGCATCTTCGGTGTTGTAGATAACCATGCCACACTGTTTGCAACGCCATATAGAACATCTCGTCATTTTCTCTGCCCTCTCTTTCCCTTGTTGAACCGCCCGATCACTCGCTTATACTCTGCATAGCACTCCGGGCACAGGTCGCCTGTGTCCCTGCGCCACGCCCAGTCCTTGAAGTATTCGTCAGGGTTCATTATTCTGCCGCCCAGAACCGCTCCGCAGCGGTCACATACTCGCTTGTGGTAGATTCCTCTGTCAGTTTGCATTAGTTGTCCTCCCCAACATCCTTAAACAGGATTTCTTTTTAAGCTTTCCAGTCTTTGATTTTGCACGGAATGTCCGTGCCGGGAACGGTCTTTTTCAGCCCATCCATCTGCCAGACGTTCCATGAAATGGTATCTGCGATGCAATCAAGAAAAATGGGTATGAAGCCAATTTCTAACTTTTCAGCATCAAACCGATACCTAAAATTTTCGATCAGTGTCAGGAACAGGTTGCACCTTGCCAGCAAGAGATTGTCTCCCTGCCACTCATAGCCATATGTCGATGCGTAGGCGCTAATTGCCCAGCACATCCACATATCATAGTCAGGGAACTGCTCTGCCAAAACATTCAGCTTTCTATCCAGCAGACCGATTCTGTCAGGCACGGCAATCATCTGCCCTGTTGTGGTATCGTATCGGCTTGTCAGAAACGGTGCTTCTCCACAGGTGACTTCAAGGCAAGTCTTGTTGATGTATTCCTTCCAGTCCTCGCCCACCAAGTCCTTCTCTGCAACGTCTGCCATCTTCTTGCAAACCCAAGTCGGCGTGAACACTTCTGCTTTCTTGTTGGTTCGCTTCTTCTGGTCTGCAAGCCGTTTCTGCACACGAGGGACAAGCTGAACCTTGTCTAACTGTTCCAGTGTGATTTCATCTGAAAAGCCCACGCCAAGTTCAGGCGGCGGGTCTGTCGCCCAGATGATGTTCTTGCCTGTCGTGTGGTCTTGCAAGAGAACAGGCAGGAACGAGTGTAAGCAGGGGTCTGAGAAATCAATCAACGGGGTCATGGGCGTATCCATTGGGGCTGTTTCATTCTTTGGTTTCTTTCCCATTCCATTTCTCTCCAAAAAACGTTTATGCGCTTTTTCTGTTCGATTTGTGACAGCCGAAAGCCCTCTGACTGCCTACATTTTGTGATGCTAACAATGCGGCTTGCATAGTGCTTCGGACAGCAACGCTTTCCTGGAATTGGTGGTTCATCGCAATAGGCGCAAGTGCCAGATGTCCTTCTGTATTCCTTGCTGTTTCTCGCTCTCTTTTGAGCATCCTTTGTTCGGCACTCGATACAAGAACGATAGCCTTTTGACATTGGACGTTTCAGGCAAATAGTGCAAATCCCTTGCGCAACCAGCCTTTTGCGCTTTTCACGTTGTCGCTCATTGCGTTTTTGCAGATACGCAGCTTTTGTTTCGCCTGAAAGGTTTTCGTATGCTTGCGCGTGCCTTTCGAGGTCTTTTGCCAAACACTCCGCACACGATACTCTGCCCGGCATTGCATCGTTCTGACCGCAATGGATGCAGATGTGATGTTCTTTATACATCTGCCGTAACGCTTTGTTGCTCATTTCACTATTACATGCTCCGTCGCGTAATCGCCATAACAGTTGCACTTAAGCCATTTGTATTTCGACGAACCTTCCGCAAAATCGAACTTCCATTTTTGGATTCTTTTGATACGTCCACAAACCGTACATCGGACTTTGATTATTCGTTTGTCTTTGTAAGGCTCAAAGGATATTTCGGTGAGTTCGCATATAAGTTCTCCGTCTTTCGTAAAAAGAAATCCATTCATTCCTCTTTTACCTCTCTGTACTCCACGTCAATTCCTTTCGGCAAAGCTGTCTGGTACTTCTGCGCAAGCTGTTCTGCGCTCTGGGCATCGCCCAACGGCTGCTCAGGCGGCGCAACGGTGACTTCCACGTTGTCACGCATACCAAAGTAGTTTTTGGCTCGGAAAATCCACTCTGCCGGGTTCTCCTGACCGTACATACCGTTGTACGCCCACATGGACTGCATTTGCAGAATCAGCTTGAGGATGTACTTCTGCTGCAAGCTGTCATCACGGCGTTTGCCCGCCATAATTTGCTTCAGGCTCACCCATTCGATGCCCAGAACCAGCGCGATCCATTCCACCACAGGGGAGATTCTGGCTTCGATGCAAGCGTCAAAGAAGAAGTCAAGACGTTGCTGCACTTCAATCGGGTTATTCATGTCCACGCTCGGAAGGTCGCCAAAATACTTGGCTGCAATCATGCCGATGACCTTCTTGTCCTCTTCATCACCGATTCTCGACTGCAAATCGCCTGTGTTCAGCATCTTAGACCTCGTAATTGCTAACTCTTGCTGTTCTTTCACCTTTTTACTCACCTGTGAGCGGATAGATTTCCGCTTGTTAAGCATCTGTTGTTTCTTCTTCTCTCGCTCTTTCTCACGCTTCGCAGCGGCTTCTTCTTTCGCCTTTTGCGCCCGCTTCTCACGCTTTTTCTTTTCAGCTTCGGTCAGCGGCGGTCTGCCACGACCACGCTTCGGGGGTGTTGCCAAGAGTTCTCACCTCTTCATCTTCATTTCGATGTAGTCCAGCTTCAATGCAATCTGCCAGACGGAACAGCAGTTGTCCAACTGCCGCCACCAAGCGCACTTTTCTTTCTCACACACGCACCTCCCAAGCGGATTGCTGGTCATCTTCATCGGGCAGTAAAGTTCGTTGTCCATCATCATTTACCTCAACCAAATAATCAGTGCAAATACAGTTGAAAGTGCCATACTTACCAGAATACATACCATTAGCGGCCAATCGTCATTACGCCAATCTATTCTGGTTGTCATATAGGCAGAAATCGTAACCAGTGCAACAAGTGGCAAGCAGAGTGCTTTCAAAATGATGTTCGCCATTTTTATTTCCACCCCATCACAACAGCCGTACAAACGGTCAGACACACGTTAACGAACAGCCAGACAAGCATTGCCTGCCGTTTTTCAAACAAGTTGTCTGCCATGTCTTTGATTGTCCGTTCGGACTGAACCGCCACCGCCAGCAGGACTAGGCAGACCAGCCAGCGTGTTACAAATTCAAACATTGTTATCAACTCCACCTTTCTCTCAGCTCTTTTTCGACCTGCTCTGACTTTGCTGTGATGTAATCTGCAAACTCGTCAGGGGTCATGTCCTCTTCTTTAAACTTTCCGACCATCTCCCAGTACCTGTCACCAATGCGGATGATTTTCTGCACCTGTTCATCGGTCAGGTCTGCATCGCGCCGAAGGTTCTGAATCAGTGCGCTCCATGTGGCGGCGATTCCATCCAGAGCCATACGAAATCCGCACAACTGGTTCTGCCGTGCGATTTTGCGAAGGTTGGTCGGCTTGATCTGTTTGCCACACAGTGGGCAGTTTCCAAATTTATTCATCTGACCGCTCCTTATCGGTGGAAAGTTCAAATGTGACTTTCAGCGTTTTGCCACCACGGACTTCCCATGCCTTTTGAATTTCAATCTTGTTGTCACGCATCATTTCCGTGACGAAATGTCCCATGACCGCCGTAATCGCTTCATCGGTCACATCTGACTTGTTGCGCCACATCTTCAAGCCATCTTTTCGAGGCGGTGCCATCGTTCCTGCATAGATGTTTCCAAACATCCCACATCCAACATGATATTCAGCCATTTTTATTCTCCTTTGCTTCAAGGCGAGAGAGCCAACGGTCGAGCTTTTTTGTGATGGCAATTTGGTATTCTTCGTCAAGCTCCACGAGTTGGAACGCACCTTTATCATCCCAAAGCTGGTCAAAGGCAACGTTAACGTCTGCCCATTCTTCCAGCAGATTTTCTTCGCACTCTGCCACACTCTTCGGTGTTGGGTTCGTTCCGTCCAGTGCACGGCGCAGCTTCAACGCAGCCTGTGCCAGTTCGGACGCTTCTTCTGCCAGCTGTGCCAAGATTTCCGTCTTGGGCAGGATGTCTGAAACTTTTTTGCTCACTTTTGTTCTCCTTTCAGCCAGTCGTTCAGCTTTTCCATACAAGAGGGGCAAAGAACAAACGACCTGTCCGGCGAACATTCATAGCCATGTTCTTTGATTTTCACTTTTCGGATTCCGTTTGCTTCGCCGTGCCACGAAAAACACTCACCGCATCGGTCGCAAATCGCAACCTCAATATCATCGAACCTCATTCTCGTTCTCCAATCTTTTTAGCAGCCCGTCCACGTCATACCGCCAATGGACACGCAGCCTTTTTGCTTTGACCTCTATCCCCTCTTGCTCTGCCCACTGCCAAGGGATGCTCTTGCGGCTTTCGTTGTATCGGAACGCCAAAACCTTGTTGGCAGGGATTGCAAAGGTGCGGTTGACGGCCCGGTAATTGACTATCACATGGGCGGTCTGACCGCTGTACCCCATTGCATCCGCCATGTCCGTGATGTGCTTTTCCTTGCGGTATTTGCACTTTGCCTTGTCGTACTTGCCGAACACCTTTTCCAGAGGGATAGAGGGCGTTTCGATGGTTTTTAGCTCAAACAGGTGGTTCATTGGGTAACGGTACACAAGGAAGTCGCAGATGTTGTCGATAGAAAAGGACAGGTTCTCGTTTCCGCCGTAGTAGGTGGCAGCACTGTCTTTCAGGCGGTAGCACCACGCATTGGACGGGACAGATGCTTTGAAGTCTGCTTCAAACTGCTTGCCGGTGTTCATGCGTTATCCTCGATTTTTTTGGCTTCTCTGATACGCAGCCAAGCAAGTTCGCTATTTGCATAGCGCAGTTGCCAACTACCAAACCAGCCTTTGTGAACAAGTTTTCCGGCGCAGTAAACAAACTCCTGCTTCATCAAGTCATCAAGTGAAATGATGTAACCGCCCGGCTTATACTTTCTTTTCATCCTCGTTCACCTCTAAATTCATGGAATATGAGTTGCTTTATCAACAGGCTTTTCCATTTCCTTCATAATCCGCTTGTGTTCTTCGATTGTCATGTTGTTCGGGAAGAAACACCTGTCAACCATTTCAAACGGCTTAATATAATGGTCAAGAACATCTCGTGCTTCTTTTCGTGCCTTTTCAGCACACATCTCGATATATTCTTCTTCGGTCATGTTGTAATCAGTAATGCAATCAACTACCGAAGAAAACCTGCACAACAAACCATTAGGCTGTCTTGCAATAAACGCTCCCATTTATCGTTCACCTCTAAATTCGCTTCCGAGAAACCGCTTCTTGCCACGTTCCCGGTGTTTATCCTCATAATCGCGGCGGTACACGCTCTGGCTGTGGTTCAGTTCATGCACGAACGCCTTGCGTTCCTCGAAGTCTTTTTTCTCTGCCTTGTACTTCTCGCAAGTGTCGTGGCAAGCTGTGTAGCGTGATGTGCAGTTGAGACAACAGGTAATCATTTTCTAAACGCCCGTCTAGCCAGATAGCGCAGCTCTTATATAAGGTAGGTGGTCAGGGTTTATGTCCTAAAAGGGCAAATCCGATGAATCGTCAATCACAGAGAAGTCATCTGCGTTTCCCTGCGAATAGTTCTGTGGTGCATTCTGCGGCCGATCGGCGGGTTTGCTGTCAGACTTGCCACCGCAAAAGTCAACCTTGTTCGCCATAATTTCCGTTGCAGTGCGGTTGCTTCCCTGCTTGTCGGTATACTTCCGGGTCTGGATGCTACCAGTCACCAGAATCAGGCTGCCCTTCTGAAACCACTTGGAAACGAACAGTGCCGTATTACCAAATGCGGTGCAGTTAAAGAAGTCGGTTTCCTTCTGGCCGCCACTCTGACGGTCGCAGGCAATGCTGAACGTGCAAACATCCTTGCCAGACTTCGTGACCTTAGCTTCAGGCGTGTGAACCAGACGCCCCTGAATTGCGATAGAATTAAGCATTGTTTAGCCCTCCTTCGGCTGTTTCTGGGCACAGTCCCAACACAGGACACGCCCAAAGCGTTTCTTCGTGCTTCTTGCAGTTTCCAGCGGAGTGACTGTGCGGTTGTTGTACTGAATAGGCTGCAACTGCTTTCCGCAGCAAGCGCATGGGGGAATGGTTTCCGCTTCCGTTTGCTTCTGCGCAGGCTTGTTTGACTTGCTTGTGGTCTGCTTCTGGTACTCGTCCGTGTCAGCGTCTTTCGTATCGTCAATGCAGAACAAACCGTTCAAGGCGTACTTTCTGGCGTAGCTACTAGACGTTCCAGTCACTTGCGCTGCATCCATCTTGGTTTTTTGCTCCGGTTCTCTTGCGTAAGCAGTAACCGTTACGCATCCACCATCCAGAGCTTCCACCTTTGCGGTCGCTTCGATGTAATGCCACCCCTCTAACACTTTAGGTTCATCAGAAAGGGTAAGAAGCAAACCGTGTTCTTTCAAAATTGGCTTGACTGCTTCCAAAATGTCCTCACAAGAGCGATACTTGTAACCACCAAATGTGTTCATCTGTCCCTTCGGGGCTTTCAGCTCTGACTGAACAGCCATCAGAGCTTCATGGATTTTGCTGTTATCCATACGATTCCTTTCTTCGGCATCATTAGGCTTCATTATTCTTACTTCGGCTTAACTTGGCTGTACAAAAATCAATCTCCCCAGCACACGGAATCCGCTTCATCTGGCCGCTGCCATTCAGGCTCTTCGTCCGTCCTTGGCGCGAAGTAGTAGTCATCGGGCGGCTCAACCACGCCACCAAACCGATCAAAACAACCGGAACAATCGTACATCTCGTTCATACCGTACCTCCAAGTTTCAGGATTTTTGCCTTCATCTCTTCCACAAGGGCTTCCAACTGAGATATGACATATTTCATCTTGCTGAAGCTCCTCGTTATGGAGTTCCATTGGTCTAGGTCGATTTCGACTGTATTCCACGCATGACCGCAGTTCTCGCAGAGTCTCCGTCGGATGATATTGTCTTCGCATGATGTGCTGCGATATATTTTGATTTTCTCGCTTCCGCATGTCGGGCACTTCACTTGGCATCCCTCCACTCGTTTGTGTGATGCGGGATGCGCTTGATTTTCCGGTTCTCTTGCTCCATGCGCTCGTTTTCGGCGCTTACGCCAATTGCGGCCAAAATAAGAGCTGCAAAAAGCATCGCCAAAGCAAGGAACGCATATCCGAGCATTGCCCATCCGCCCGCAGCACCTTCAATGGCGTTTCCGCACCCAAGAGCTACGATAGCAAGCGAAATGCTCATACAGCACAGCACCGTGCCTTTAACTGTTTTCATCTCTCTTCACCTCTTTCAAAATAATGTCGAATCCGTTCGTCTTTTTCTCGTTGATGACTATTTTCGCATTCAACGCCTTTGCGATTTTTAGAAGCGTATCGACCCGAACGGAACTTTTCTGCTTCTTTCGCTTGCCCAAGATGCTGTAAATCGTCGGCCTTGATACTCCCGATCTACGGCTAAGGTCGTTGATGTTGAAGTACCTGACCCTCATTGCATCTTCCAGCGTCATGCCTTTTTACCGACACCGAAAATCCAGATGGTTGCCATCAGAGCGCCAGCACCAATGATGTACCATGTCGCCTTAGCTCCGACCAAAAGCTCGATGTGATGCACCAACCAGAAGTTCAGCAGAAACGCTGCGAGAATCAACGCTAAGACAATGCCCCAAATCAGGACGATTTCCACGAGTGATTTCATTTCTATCCCCTTTCGTTTATTTTTTCGCCATAGCGAGTCATGTCGATGCCATGCCGCTGCAACGCCTATCTACGCAATTTCTTCGCTTTTCATTGTTTTGCCCCGCGCTGCCTCGCCTCCGCTTATCAATTCCACTCATTGCATCTCTTAGCCTTTGCGATGCACCGCCTCTCAACGCATTTGCTATTCTTCGCTGTTCATTGCCATTGCGACTCGCTTCTGCTCCATGCCTTTCCGCTGCTTATCAAAGCCACACCTTGCATCCATAGCCATTGCTTTTCCAAGCTTTTCCTTGCCATTCCATTGCTCGTCTGAGCCTTGCTTCGCCATGCCTTTGCTGCTCCATTCATCTCTTTGCTGTTCCATACCATCCCATGCCGTTGCTACGCAAGTCACTTCGTCTCCATGCGTTGCCTTAGCATTTCTGAGCCAATCGTCACTATGCCTTTGCAGGTCTCGTCAAATCACCGCATTGCCCTTGCTAATCTCATCGCGGCGTTACCTTGCCATAGCGTTTAATTGAGAATTTCGTAGGTATAGCGGCCTTTGCCACTGTTGCGCCACTGGCCGATGCCACGCAGAGCGCCGTAGTCCAGCCACTCACGCACGACCTTCTCGTGAGAATCGTCCAGAAGAACGATTTCAAACTCGCAGGTCGAACCAGCGGGAATCTGCTCGCTGTTGGCAAGACTGACGCGCTCGCCCTGTGCGGTCTGTGCGCGGAGTGGGCGCTGACACTCGGTAATCTCACCGTTCACATGAATGGAAATCATACGTGGCTGAACAAAAATCAGGCCATCAATGACCTTCTTGTAGGCTGTCAGCTTGCCGGATTCGTTGACGGCTTTCTTCTTTCCGGTTTCGGTCTTGCCGCCGATACGACCCAGCATACCGCAAGCATCCTTAAACATGCCTTTGATCTGGTAGTCATACAAGATAGGCTCGCCGTTCTCGTTGCGAGGGAATACGGTCATGCCCTTATCTGCCACAGCGTCAGCGCCCAAAGCGGCAACTTCGTCCTCGATAGTGCTTGCATCAGGGGACTTGCTGGCGATGAACTCTCGCGCGATGTTCTGGTTGCTAGGCCAAGTGCCGAGAACCGCTTCGATGAATGTGATTCTTACTTTGATTTTTTTCATTTTTGCTCACTCTTTCTTTCTCGATACGTTCCAATCTTAAAGGTTCACGCTCTTGCCAGCGCTTCTGCCACGGACTGCTTTTGTTGAAGTTGCTTATTGCTTTCTTCATCGTTTGCCATCCTTCGCTTACGCTGGATGTGTTCCAACCGTTTCTTCTCGCGGCTGTTCCAGCGGATTTCACGCTTCCCGTAATATTTACCGTTCATCGGGCGGCTCCGCCTTCCCCTGACTAAGCAACATACTGTAATGCCCATAGTTCATTCCGAGCGACTTTGCCTTGTCGTTAATTTGCTTGATGCTGTATCTAGGCGGAGCCGGTCTTTGCCTTTCTGGCAGCTTGAATTGATATCCAGCCGGTGCGCATGACCTTTCGGCCTTTCTGGCACAATCTTTGTGATACTTCTGATCTGGTGTTTTCTTCACCATCGCCTTACCGCACCACGCACAGAGACCCATCACTCGTTCGGTTTTGCCCTTCCGACGTCTCCATTTCGCTTGCTGCTCAAGCTGGACATTGTGTGCACATACAACACAATACTTCTGGTTTGCGTTCGGAGCTTCAAGAAGCGCTCCACAGCGGACGCAGAATTTATTCATCGCGTTCACCGTCTTTCTCTCTGGCTTCCCGATTATGCCGTTCAAAGCACTGGTTCAGCATCTTTTCCATCCACAGCGCATTGTTGGCTTCGTTCCGTGGCACGCCCGCTGCCATTGCCAGTTTCAGCCTACGCTTCCGGCTTTGCGCTTTACAGAATTTCACCAGCATTCACCAGCCTTTTTGATGATGAATTTCGGGACTTGCTGACCGGTGGCAATGCACAGCGCAACTAGCTTTTCGACCCAGATATCACGCAAACCCTCTTCGGTCATATAGCACTGACCAACGCAGATATCCTTAAAATCTGCCCAAATCGACAGTCCAACGGCACCATCCGCGACCGTCCATATCATATTGTAGCCTTCATCGCACAGGTGGTACAAAATGTCTCGTGCTATGCTTTTGGCTTTGTTGATTTCAAAGTCATCCCAGTGTTTTTTGCTTCCCTCGTAGACCTTAACCGCCTCGTCAATGGCAAATTTTGCGTCACACGGATGCTCAAGGTCTACCTTTAAGGTGATGATCTGCTCCATGTTCAGTCCTCCCATCCTCCGAAATCTTGCTGTTCTGCAACAGCCCTAGTCTCGATTCTCGGCGTGATGCCAAGCTTCTTGAGCTGCTCATGGATGAGCTTTTCACCCTCGACCGTCCAAACCGTCGTGTTCGGAATATAAGTCTTGCCATTGGAGCGTTGAATGGCTTTGCCTTTTCGATTCTTGGTGTATCCCTTGCCTTGATAGGGCTTGTACAGCACCCACTGACCATCGCTGTCTTTGTACTGAACTCGCTGGCTGTAAAGCAGCTTGTTCAGCTTTTCAGCAGTCAGACCGTAGTCCTTTGCAATACTGGTGGCTGTCCGGCAGTTGTCCGCAATGCACACAGCACGAGCGAACTCAGCATCCGGTGTCAGCTCTGCAATCCGCTTGTCCTTCTCCTCCAGCTCCTCATGCGCTGCGATCAGTGCAGTTGCAAGAAGCTGCGACCGGGTAAGCTGCGGCTTTTCGGCCAGCTTCTTTTCCATTTTGTTGAACGCTGCAATGTACTTCAGTTTCCATTCGAGAGCAGCCTTGCCATTGAAGCCCATTGCCAACAGTGTAAAGCCGTCACGGTTCATCATATACATGGGGTAGCTCTGGCCGTTCTGCTCATGGACGTACTCGGTCTTGTAGAACATGGGGGTGTCCCCATTTTTGGGGAGACCCCTCATAATGTCTTCGATGTCACGCATCACATGGTCATGACGCTTCTCGAAGCTCTCTGCAATCTGACGGCTGGAAACCACAGGCTCGCCATTCTGCATAGATAAGATAATGTCGTTCATTTTTAACCCTTTCTTATGATTTACTGCTTATCTCTTACAAGAAGAGCGTCCACAGACACGCGGAAGTAATCAGCGACTTTCACAAGCTGTCGAATGCTCGGCCCATTTGCGGAGCGTTCCCACTTGCCCAGTGCGCCGTTGCTCAAACCAGCAGCTACTTCCAAGTCAGTACGAGACAGACCATGTAACTTGCGAAACTCGTCGATTTTAGAAAGATTCACTAGCCATTCTCCTTTCTGAGCTTGCATTTTACTAGAAAATATGCTACTATGTAGTTGCGAGGTACAAAGTGAACATTTTCCAGCGACTTCCCGATAGATTTGTCAGGGGTCTTGGTTTTTGTTTGCCCTGTGCTTCATATTATACTAGCCAAGTGGCTATTTTTCAATAGTCAATCTTCAATTTTGTGAACATTTGGCTATTTGCACAAAAAGAGAGGTCTTTTTCTATGCGCAATGTGGAGCGAGCCAAAAGAATCGCTGCCGACAAGGGTGTCAATATATCCTTTGTGTGCAGAGAAATCGGGAAAAGCAGAGGTTATATCTCTCAAATGCTGACTACCGACAGAGATTTTCCAGATGAAATGCTTTCGCCAGTAGCCAACGCGCTAGGCGTTACAGTTGAAGAACTGACTGGTAGCCAAAAAGAAAACCCGCCCCAGCAGCCGCAAAGTGAAGTAGATGCAGCATTGGAGCGGATTAGAAGAAAACTTGAATCTATGCCGAAGGAACAGCGTGAAGCGCTGATGAACTTGATTGAGAAGATGTGAGGTAAGCCCATGTATTACCTGTTGTGTGGCTGTGCCTTTTGCTTCTGGTTCATGCAAGCCTTGCTAAAAGGCAACGACCGTGTGCTATATGGCAACAGCAGAAAATATCGTTACCGTAGAAACCGAAAAAAGAAATGGTTCTGACCCGGTAAAATAAAAGAATCCCTTGTGCCGGGCTGGTGTAGCTCTGCGCAAGGGGTTTTCTGTTATTCTAGGTCTAGTGCTTGCTCCGCTGCCGGAATCTTTTCAGGATGTTTCAGCAGCCATGCAATAAATCGGTCAATCTTGGCTCTTTCCTGTTCACTCATTGTGGCATATCCTCCCGATCGGTAAGTGCAGATGTTCATTTGATATGATTATACACCTTTCTGTTGTGCAGTCAATACCATTTCAACAACTTTGTTAAAATTAAATGATTTTCCCATCCATTACTTTACATCGGGGAAGCCAAAAATTGCGATGACAATGATTAAGAGCCACATTAAATTTAAGTTACCCTTTGCTTTGTAACATTCCGTTGAGCATGGAACGAAAGGGGTTATCCGGTAAATCGTCCAGCACATCTGCTTTGACGAGAGCGTTTGTGCTGATGCTGTGCGAAACATTGTTTAGCTGCACAATGGCATCGTCCAAGTCTTTGACGGTTGCTCCACGCCGTTCCATTGACTGGAGGAAAGTTTTCACTTCTTCAAGAACGACAGGGTTCTCGACTTTATAGAATCCATTCGTAAAGTCCATCTTCTTCTCCTTTCACAGTTCCACAAGCTTCCCGTCAATGCGTTCGATGCTATCTGCCGGGTCGCGCCCATCGTCTAAAGCGGCTACGGCACGCTCCAGAATGCCTTTTGCTTCGATGTAAGCATCTTTATCAGCTTCGTACCCAGAAAGGCTCAGGACAAGCTCTAGCGTCCGTCTGCGGGCGTATGGAATAATCAGAGTATCTACGGTTCGTTTCATTAGCTTTCCTCCCACGGTTTCGGCGTTTTGTTTTCGTTCGGCTCAGATGCGGGCATTCCGTCAATGATAATCATGTTGTTACCTCCTGTTTTGATTGTTTTTTTCGATGGTACAGTTATAACATAGGCTGCTGTTGGTTCTCCATAGCAGCTTTTTCCATTTTTTGGCTTGTCGAACCCGGCAGTTTTGCCGGATTTTGTTGAAAGGGTGAGAATTTATGGATGAATATTTAGTAAGAACAGCCAAAGCATTGGAGATAGCTCGAATGCGTTCCGGCTTGAGCCAGCAGAAATTGGCGGCAAAAATGGGCGTGAATCGTGGCACGGTCGCCAACTGGGAGCAAGGTCTGGCAGCCATCTCCCTGCCAATGGCTATGCGCTGGTTCACTTGCTGTGGCGTATCAGTGGCTCGATACATGGACGCTTGCATTCATCCGGGACTCCTTGAACACCTTGAGGACGACCTTTTCGACATGGAGAAACGGCAAATTCTCATAGATGCCATGATGGAGTGTTCGTCTTACGAGATAGATGCCCTGTTGTACATCCGGTACGGAGATCACGGTTCAGACCACATCGGTGTGCTGACGGAGATTCTGGCAAACCTCCACACACCGTTGAAGGACAGAGTTGCTGTCTGTCGGATGGTGTCCGGTAGCTATGAGATGGCACAGGCCACTAAAACAGACCCAGACCCGAGCGGAACCGCTCCAAAGATGGAGATTCTCTATCAGGCACAAAACGCTGGAACAGACGCTGCTATGAAGTCCAACGATTCCTATACCGTGAATCCGAATAATATAACTGACTGATTGTCGAATTATCGCAGTTTTTGAAGAACATTTTGTCCACGTTCATCCACTTTTTGTACACGTTTCATGCAGATTAGGTATACCTTTACCTTGTCATTCCGTCCCCCATAGACCGGAAATCGACAACATTCGCGCGTAATAAATAACGAATTATCGTCAATCTATTGCTTGTGATTATTCGGCTTGTCAATCTGTCCCCCATCGTGCAGATTAGGTATACCTTTCCATCCACTTTTTGTACACCTATCCACAATCCGTCCACGTTTAATGTGGCTAACGATGTGTGTCTTTTCTCAGGCTATGGTCTTATTTAGCAAATGCAGAGTTCAGTTATCCACAAACTGGAATGGAAAAATAAAGAATTTGTTGAAAATTATCGTCATCGACTATTTAACGATGATATTTAACCTCTTGTTTATTTCTTGTTTAATATATAATATGTAGACGGGGGACAAAATGACAAAGCATGGGGGACATTTTGACAAGTCATGGGGGACGAAATGACGAGGACACGGGGGACAAAAAGACAAGTCATGGGGGACGAAAATCGTTGACATGTCCCCCAACTTGTGATATACTGTTTTCAGGCCATTAAAGGAAGTGAGCAGATGCCAAAAATATCAGACAATAACCTTGTCGAAAAAAGTAAATCCCTTGTTTGGGCGAAGTTCAGGGACTATACGGCAGGCGAACTTCGGTTGCTAGAGGTTTACCTATCAAGAATAAATCCGAGAGACCCAAGCAGTAGCCGTGTAGAGTTCACTTTGGCGGAATACAGGGAGCTTCTTGGACTGAAAAGCCTTGATGCGAGAAGGATTGAACCGCAGATTAGGCATTTTTTAGGCAATACGGTGTCGATTCCCATTGACAAAGAGAAGGGCACGTTTGAAAGTTTTGTTTTATTCACAAGGGCAAAATTGGACTATGTGCCCGAAACAAGGTCTTATGTTGTAGCAATCACCTGCAACCCTGACCTGCGCTCTATCTTCTTTGACATTGCTGAAAGCGGATATGTTCGATACCGTCTGCGATACACGTCACGGATGAAGTCACAATACAGCATCTTGCTTTACTCGATTCTTCGGGACTGGCTGAATATGGACAACAAACCGCATGAAATCAGTCTGAAGAAGTTGAGAGAGCAGCTCGGCGCGATGGAAGCCAGCTATGACGTTTACAAGAACCTTCGCAAGCGAGTGCTTGACGTTGCGGTGGACGAAATCAATGCCGTGTCTGACATTGTTGTGACCTACGAACCAGTCCTTGTGGCACGAAAAGCTGTGGCAGTCAAGTTTAAGCCCAAAATTAAAGCGTCTGAGACGTTGATTGAAGCACAGGCAAGCGAAGTACCTGCAGAACCTCAAAAAGCCGTGAGAAAGCCCCGCAAAAGCGGATATGAGGATTTTGACTGGTCTGTGTGTGACGAACTGGAAAAGCAAGACTGCATTGACGTGGCGAAGGTAGTTGAAAAGTGGATGAAGAAAGAGCATCCAGAAATCAAGCTGCCAAGACGCAGAGAAGCGGTTTACGACACGGTAAAGGCTGCGTATAATGACATTTTGTCTTTGGATAGGTCTCCGTTCCCGGACAGACCTGTTGGCTATCTGATTAGAAGCGTGGACAAGGCAGGTATCGTAGACAGATATATGCCAGCGTTCTATTCCATTGAAGCCTTGCAAGAGCAGCCAGATGTAGCACATTAAGCAGAAAGGAGAAGGCATGAGACTGATTGACGCAGATGAATTTTATCAGCAAGAATGGATTCGCTGCGGAATGTATGAGCCGATGATTGGTGTCGATAAAGTCTATGACAACAAAGAAACATCATACAGAACATTACGAAGTAGGTTAAATAAAGTTCGAGAAGTCGATGATCTTAGTATTGCAAGATGGATAAATGTAAAAGACCGTTTACCAGAAAAATTAATCGATGTTCTTGTGCTAGACGGAAACTGCAAAAAAATAGCCTATCTAAGTGATGGAAGAATTTGCTCAGATTCATGGAAAACAAATTATATCGATAAATTTGGCGAAAGAGAAACACTAAACGGGGTGACGCATTGGATGCCGTTACCAGAACCACCGAAAGAATAAAGAAAGAGTGATAAAATGGCAAAAATTCCCTACTCCGTTCTGAATAAAGCAGAACTTGACCTTGAAAAGAAGTTTGATTATCAGTTTCAGTTCAATCATCATGGAAATCAGGCTTCTGTAAGGGTTTTGCCGCAGAAAAGCTATAGCGAACTAACGCCTGACGAAGCGATTGAAGCCGGGAAAGCTTTGATCGAAGCTGGTAAAGCAGCGAAAGAGTTCGTTTACAACGGATATTTTATAGACTGGGGAGAATAAAAATGGCAAAAATCATAGCTGTTGCCAACCAGAAGGGCGGCACAGGAAAGACTACCACAAGCACCTGTCTGGCTGGTGCGTTGCAGTTGCTTGACAAGAAAGTTCTGCTGGTAGACTGCGATGCCCAGTGCAATGCAACGGATACCTACGGCGCACAGACAGAGGACGTATGCACCCTATTCGATGTGATGACAAGGCAGGGCACGGTCGAAGAAGGAATCCAGCACTGCGAAGCTGGTGACATTCTGCCGTCCGACAGCGCATTGAAGGACATTGACGAGCAGCTTGTTCGGGACATGGGCAAAAACTTTCGGTTGCGAGAAGCCCTTGAAAGCGTGTCCGGGCGGTACGATTACATTGTGCTGGACACTCCCCCGCAGCTTGGTCTTGCGCTTGTGAACGCACTGATCGCCGCCAACAGCATCATCGTGCCCATTACGGCAGACCGATACGCACTGGCTGGTTTGAGCCAGCTTTCGCAGACCATCGGCGATGTCCGCAGATACTTTAATCCGACTTTGAAGATTGAAGGTCTGCTTCTAAACCAGTACAAGAGCCGTGAGAACCTCTCCAAAGAGGTTGTGGAGCAGCTTCCTGTGATTGCACAGAGCATGGGCACAGCCTTGCTGGACGTGAAGATTAGACCGTCTATGGGCGTTCGTAAGGCGCAGGCAGAGCGTCACAGCCTGTTTAGCGGCGACACGGCAAAGAGTACTAGCGCAGAGGATTTCAAGGCTTTAGCGAAGATGATTGTAAAGGGGGATAACAATGCGACTAATTAACGCAGACAAGCTAATGGATTATCTGCAAAACCACTACAACGAAGTGGAAGCACTTCACCGTCCGAATGATAGCGAGTATCTTTGTGGTATCGGGACTTGTCTTGATTCTATTGATGCGGATAGTTTTGATGCGCCAGACACATATCCGGCATGGATAAGCGTGAAAGACGCTCTTCCGTATACGGAAGATGGAGATGAGACGGTTCTTGTGTCAATTGCGGACGTGGACAGTTTTCCGCTTGAAGAGGTTGAAACTGCTGTTTACGACAGAAAAAGCAACGCTTTTTATCTTAGTAGCCACGAATATGTAGGCGCAGTGGCGTTTTATTGGCCAGAAGATGGATTCTATTATTTTGAAGAACAGGATTCGCATATAACCCATTGGATGCCGAAACCGAAACCGGCGAAGCAAGAGAGGAAGGACAAAGCAAAATGAAACCAACCAGCAAAAAATCCTCAGGCTTGCTTGGCGGGTTTGATTTTCAGCCTATTTTTTCGGAGCAGTCATTAAGCCGAAGTGAGCCAAAGGAAGAAGAAGTAAGCCAAGCAAAGCCGAACGAAGCCGAACAAGCGTTGATTAAGCCCAGTGAAGCCACAGACAGCCATGCACAGCCTAACGAAGCAGTGTTAAGCAGTATTAAGCCGAAGCAAGCCAAAGACAGCGAAACACAGCCAAACAATGCCGTAGTAAGCGAAAGTAAGCCAAAGGAGCTGAAACGGGCGAAGAAAGTTCAACGTCTTATCGAACAAGGCGATGTTCCCGGCGCACTAGCCGAAGCTGGCTTAACAAAGAAAAAAATCCCGATGCCGGAATCGCATCAGGGCGTTGCAAGCGGTGATGGCAAGCGTTCCAAACGTATTACTATCCTTATGAGCGAGGAAGAGCGCAAGTACATCAACCGTGAAGCAAGACGGCACGGAATGACGATTGGGCAGTTCGTATACGCTCTGGCAGTTGCAGCAGCAGAGGGGAAAATTGAATTGGAGGATTTCTTGGAGGATTGATATGACGAAACAAGAGCAAGTTGCAAGAATCGCAAAATACTACACAACCTTCCACCTTTTTGGAGATTGGTATCTTATTCGGTGTTATCCTAGACACTGCCATAGCTGGAAACGGTTTATTCCGTTTTATACGCTAACACACATTGAAGAAGAATAATCTATGTGAAAGGAGAAAAATGCGCACATACAAGCCACACAAGCACAGAAGCAAAGAGGAACAAGCCAAAATAAACGCAGAGGTAGCAAAACGTAAAGCAAAACTGGCCGAAAAGTACAATACTGACACGCAGTATTATAAGGGCATTCCTGTTGAGCTGATTGTAAGAGAGGACTACGGTTGCTACAAAGCAAAGCGTTTCAAAATCAATAATAGCAATCAGAATGTGTGGATTCCAAACTGCTATCTTGAAGATGACGGAACAATCAAGGCGAATATGAACATTGACTTTGTATTCCGTAAGTCTGTAAACCAGTTAAATAAAGCGGGAATCACGCAAGCGATTATTGGCATCAAACGTAAAATGCCGGAAGCAGATGCGCCAAATCTCAAAAGTACCATGCAGAAAATCGGAGATACAGGAACTTGCTAAAGCACAAACCCCTGTGCGGTCATTACGACTACACAGGGGTTCTGTTTTACTTATCAGCAATGCAATCCCAGTAGAGATATGCCTTGCCATCTGCGGCATCTGCGTCCTCAAGGAACGCCTTTGCCATGTCAGCGTAGAAGCCCGGAGTGTCAACGGACTGACGCTTTGCGACCTGACAATAATCCGAGTACATCATGTTCATGACAGCCCAGAAATCGTTCGGGTCACAGGTGATATTGCGCTGTTTGGCAACGTCCTGTGTCTGTTCCAGCGTCCAGTGACAGCCTTTCGTACCGTCAGCATTTACCATGCTGTCGCACCATTCCTCTGCTTCATCGTGGGTGAGGTGCTGGCGTGGCATCTTGATGGAGCGGCTGTCCGCACCGCCACGTTCGTACTGCCCAGACCGTTTATCCCAGTCTCCGTTCTGCGAGAAGCCGATTTGCGGCATTCTGCGCCCATTTTCTATGTCAGGGTAGCGGGGGATAGGGTAGGGGTCGATGTAGCGGTTCTCCTCATAGGGATAGCGGTCGTTGCCACCTTCCAGCTTACGCAGACGGCGTTCCATCTCACGCTCCCTGCGGTCACGCTCTTCCTCAAGGCGGTCACGTTCCGGCTCACGGCTTTTGTCGTGTTCACGGAGCATCATCATGCGGCGAAAATTAGTCTTGCCCATAATCTACACCTCCTCAAGAAATAGACGCGGGCGCACCAGCGTGGGAGCAGCAGAAGCAGCCAAGATATTTGAACGTGCCGGTGCCGGTCGCAGACGTTGCCACACGGGTAGCGTAGCGGGTGCGGGTGTGGATGCTTTCGGCGGTTGCCTGAGCGCAGTTGCAGTCGGTCAGAGGGTATGCGGTAGTGCCTGCGCCGATGGTGATGACCACAGGGGCGTTGATGGTGGTCGTGTCCGGGATACTCTGGGCAACCACGATGCAATACTTTTCTCCGTTCTGGTATGCGCCAGCAGGGATGTTGATGGTCAGCGTGTCATTGGCGAACGTAACCGCATTCGAGATGACGAGGTGCGGGCAGAGTTTGCAGCTTGTTTTGCAAGCCATAATGTTTTTCCTCCTAAAAAATCAGGGGCAGAGGTGTCTTACCCCTGCCCCGATGGTTCACCCGGTGTTATCGGGGAGTGTGTTGGTTAGCAGCAGCCGCAGCAGTTCACGCCCAAGTTGGGGTTTGCCACCTGATAAGCGGGAATCGGACGAGGATTGACCCGGTTCAGGATGGTGTCGGTCTGGGCACTCATCGCGGAGGTGAGAAGCGCATTCTGACGATCCTGAGAAGCGGCGAACTTCAGGCTCTGGTTTTCAGCGGTCAGAGTGGCAATCTTGTCCTGCGTGAAGTAGTCCATCATGCTGCGGAAGTTGGCGTTGCAGTTGTCCACGATGGCGCGGGCGTTGTCTGCGATAGCCTGACGGGTAGCGCAGTCCTCCGTTGCGATGGTGTACTTCAGGTCGCCGATCAGCTGCTTGTTTTCGCAGCAGCAAGATGCCAGCTGCGTGGCAAGTGCGGTCTGACCAGCCTGCCGTGCGTTGCCCTCCTGCATGATGGCAAGGTTGATGGCGTTGTCGCCGTTGGACACGCTGCGTTCCAGTCCGTTCACGAGCTGTGCGTTCTGGTAGCCAAGCTGACAGATGGCGCTGTTCACACCTGCGAAGCCGTTCGCAATGTTGGCGTTGATGCCATTGATCTGCGCCAGCTGGTCATAGCCCAGAGAGCAAATGCCGCTCTGGATGCCCGCCAGAGAACGGGAGGTATCCTGCTGGTAGAAGCCCTCAGACAGAGCCGCGCGAGTGTCGTTACCGCCTTGACCGGTTGCGCCAGTGCCGACCAGATAGGGGATGTAGCCGTTCATGCCGCTGTCTCCGCCGTTGCGCCCGTTGCCGTAGTTGCCCCAGCCGAAGATGATGGCGAGGATGATAACCGCCCACAGACCTTCGTTGCTGAAGAATCCGCCGTTGTTATTGCCGCCGTCCTGCCCAGCCAGATAGCCAGTTGCAAAATCGTCCATAACAAAACTCCTTTCAGTTTTGCGTTATGCTATCCCATCGCCGTATGCGATGGGCGAAGCCAAACAAAAGCGGTTTTTGTCAAGTCCGCAAAACTGAGAAGCGTTTCGCTTAGAGGGATGCGTTACCGGGGCAGCGTCAGATTCAGGACGCTTGCGAGCCGGTTCAGGTCGATGCCACGCTCTTTGGCGAGGTTCTGCGCCATCGTTCGGAGCTGTGCTTCGTTTTTGCCCTGAATCAGGTTCAAGCCCTGCATGATGGGGGCGCTCTGCCCACCCAACTGCTGGATAAGCCCCATCGGGTTTTGCCCGGCGCGAGCCAGATTTGCAAGCTGCATGATAGGGCTGTGAGTAATCATATCAAACGGAGAGGACATCGCTTATTCTCCTTTCTTCGCTGCGGCAGTGGGCTTAGAAAAGCTCTTCTGCCACTTTTCCAGCTCATCCAGTCGGTGGACAAGGGCGTTGTACTGCTCAATAGGCACATACTGCTGTGTCGGTGCAGCGGTCTGCTGTGCCTGTTGTGCTTGCATTTGCCGCCATGCTTCCGGGCTGTAAAACTCTAACACGTCAGATTCGCAAGTGTTTGGGTTCAGACGTTTGCAGTAGATGACCCCACTACGCAAATCTGGGCAATACGTCCATCTTCCGTACAGATCAGATGGAATCGCTAGAAATTCTTCCCTGCTGGAAACAGGTCTGCCAAGCAACCAACCGCCATCTTGTACCGACTGCTGAACAGGCTGCTGCCCATTCATCGGCTGCGGACGCTGCGGTTGTGCCTGTTGCATCTGCGTGTTGGGCAGGGAAGTGGCAAGCCCTACCGTGCCCATACCGCCGTAAGGATTGACAGGCTGCTGCGGAACGTAGGGCGTTCCGGGTATCTGGTAATAGCTCATAAAGCATCCCTCCTTGTGCATCTAGTGTACTGCATCGGCAAAAACTGAAAGACAACGAACGCCAAACGAAGGACAAAAAAGAAAAGCACCCACACGGCACAAAGCCGCATGAGTGCTTAACTGTTAAGGGCTTCACATTGGAAGCAAAAATAAAATATCACGTTTTGACTTGCAAGACAAGAGCTTCGACAAAACTAGCGCGAATAAAACAAAAAAAGACCCGCCATGATACGCATCGTTGAGAGGCTTAGCGGGTTCAGATATCCACCCTAATGTGCTTCTTCGAGAGGTCGGGTGGATTTGTTGGTTTAATTTTATCACATATCCAGCATTTTTTCAATGCCTTTCAGCCGGTAGCCTATCGCCGTCCGGCTGTAATGTGTCTGTGCTGCAATATCCGGCAGCGGGAGCCGCTCAACGTACCGCAGTAAGGCTATCTTTCGGTCTACCCTCCCAAGCGGTGCGCTTTTGATGGCGGCAATCATCTGCTGTCGGTCAAGTCCTTGCAGCGCAGGGGGCAGCACCACGCGAGCCGCCGCCACAGGCAGCACCGAGCCAGAAGGGCTGCGGCAGCTGTCCGGCGTTGCGCACCATATTGCCAAGCACGGCGAAATGGTCGATTTTGTTAAGGTCAACAAAATCGCAGACCATTTTCGTGACGTGCCGAAATTGCTCTTGCGCGGCGTACATCTCGGTGACGTTACCGGGATGGTGGTATGTAGTGCTTTCCATGATATCCTCCCTTAATCCATGCTCAAATCAACGCTTTCGATTTCTGCACGGACTTCAAGTGCGTGAAGGTATGCGCCCATCGCAGATTTTTGCTCTTTCAGCAAATCCAAAGAGCAGACCGGCGTAATAGGCAACGTGCCAGCTTCATACTGAATCGTCACACGGTGAAGTTTTTCATATCGGATTTTGGTCTGCCAGTACTCCGCGCGGAGACGGTCTCTGTAATTTTCCGAACACATCGAATCAACGGTGTCAATAAATTCCATTTTAATAACCTCCTTACTGCTTTTGCAACGCCGACCGTGCCCGGTCAAAGAAAAACTGAATGACCTTGCTCATGGTCTCTTCCGTGATTGCCCACGAGACCAGCTTGCCCCACCGGCTGTTATCCAGATAGTGACGCAGCATCTTGACGCACCACGCTTTGCGCTCTGCGCCTCTCTTGGTGCCCTGAATCTCGTGCTCCGCCCTTGCAATGAGGTCGAGCACAGTGCCCTTGACCGCCGCGCCGTAGCCCAGACGGATAAGCCCCAGCACGAGCGACATAGCGCCCACAACGATGAGCACCAGCGCCAGCCATGCGGGCAGCGGGGTGAGAATGGTGTTAAGGATGGTTTCCATGTATTACTCTCCTCTCTCTTTTTCGAGGTCTTCGATGCGGTGGTTTGCCACCTTGATCTGCTCTTCCAACACCGGTACGCGCTTGGCGAAGTTGTTGTGCTCCCGGACTTCGCGGGTCAGCTCTTCCAGCTTGGTTTCGGTCACAGCCTGCTGCTTGTCCAGCTTGGCGTCCATGCTCTGTGCGGTGTGGTTGTTGGAGACGATCACGCCGATCAGGCTCAGACCGCCGGTGATGATCGCCACGATGATTGCTTCGCTCATGCGCCCTCCCGGAGACGGGTCAGACCCTTCTTGCTGATGATACCCGCATAGTCCTTGTAAGCATGGCTCAGGTCTACCGGGCCGCTCACGCCGGGGATCTTGCCCTTGCTGGTGTACTGCCACATGCCGTGCTTGCGGGTGGGGCGCGTGCCGCGGTAGTCCGCGATCCACAGATCGTAAGCAGCGAGGGCTGCCATGTCGAGGGCAGTGTCCGCGAAATTCGTGTAGGTGTAGACCATGGCGTAGAGGTTCCACGCTTCGAGCTGGGCGGCGGCTTCGGCCACGCGGGCGGACAGCTTGGCCGGGGTCAGGGCTCGCAGGTTTGCGCCCTCCACGTCGATGGCAATGGGCATCTGGAAGTTCTTGCCCGCCAGTGCAGCACGCAGGGCGGCCAGCTCTTCGGCCGTCTGCCGGGGCGTGACGGCACAGGTGTAGTAGTAGCCGCCCACCGGGATGCCCCGGCTGGTGCACGCCGCATAGTTTTCTTCGAACATGGGGTCGAGGTAGGGCTTGCCGTTCTTGCTGCCCAGCACCCGGAGCATCACGCCGTCGATTTTGCCGCTGCGCTGCACCGCGTCCCAGTCTATGCGGCCCTGCCAGCGGGAGACATCCAGCACCGTCAGCGGGGGAGTTTTGCGGTCATTTTGGGTCATGGATCAGACCTCCTTTCTGCGTCTGGATCGATTGTACAGCGGGGCGGCGGAATGCGGAAGTGTGGTCTTTTTTATTGCGGTTTTTTGCGTTTCGGCATTTTGCCAAGGTGATATTTTCGAGCCGGAAAACGGGACGGAAACAGCACCTTTTTGGAAGTAATTCGGTCCGTTTTTTAGGGTGGAAAATGGCGTCCGTGAATGGTTTGTTTCGCCTAAAACAGAAGGAAATTCGCCCGAAAAATGCCGGTAAGATCCAATTGAAATGTTAAAAAATCGTGAACAAACAAAGCCCGATTTTTGTAAAAAAATCGGAAAGAAACGCTCGAAATTCCTCCTTCTGCTGGAAAAGTATGTGCAAAATTCACAAAAAACTATGTTAAGAATATAGCAAGCTCGAAATGCCCGATTTGACAAATCGGTTTCGGTCTGCTAAAATAGCTTCCGCTCAACAGACGTTGCAGCGTATAAAATTTATCACGTTGAAGTGAAATGCCGTCTTACGGCTCCCGGACACGGAGGGGAAAAACTCTGTGCAACGGCGGGTGATGGAAGGCCCGCATCGTATTCCAAACTGTAAAAAGAGAGGAGTTGTTCCGTATCGCTTCCGTCAAATTTAAGAAAGCATTGAGCAGCGGCACCCGTGCCGCCGCTCCCCGTGTGCTGGCGTTCTGCGTCATGGCTGTGAGCCTCGTGTTCACGCTGGCTGTGACCGCCGCGTATCTGCGGATGACCTACGTCTCTGACTCCTATGGTGCGCGGCTGCTGGTGGTCAGCG